ATGGGAAGAAATACATTGCCGTGGTCGCTCAGAATACGACCGGATACCGGCTACTACGTGTATAAGCTCGCGGGCTGGAAAGATTACAAAACGACGGGAACTAAACTGAAAGGCGAAGCGATGACCGTGGTCATGCAGGCCTTGAAAGAGGCCGAGCAAAAGGCCGAAGGGCGCATGACCCTTCGCGTCTACGCGGACCCGTTCTACATCTACGATCGCTGCCCCCATATTCAGCGGATAGGCCGCCGTATCACGAAGAAGAGCGCGCGGATCATGCGCGCCTATCTTGAGAACCACCTTTTCACTGACCCTCTCGCGAGCAAGGTGATGAGCGATATCACTATCCGCGACATTACGGATTATCGGGCTCGTCTCGAGAAGAAGGCTGTTGCGAAACAGGAAAAGAAGCCGAAAGAACGTAAGGATGGAGATCCTGAGCCAGAGCCCAAGATCGAGTCCTCGGCCAAGCCTCTCGCTGCGGAGACGATCAACAAAATCATGGCTGGAGTGAAGGTCATTTTCAGAGAAGCGTGCCTGAATCGTGACCTCCTCTACAACCCGTGCTCGGGCATCGTTCGCCTAGACCCCGAAGAAAACCCCCGCGGTGTCTATACGCGTGAAGAATTGCTGGTTCTTTTCAAAAATGAAAATTGGACGAACAAGGAGGCCCTCTTCTGCTTCTTGTTCGATGCTATGACAGGGATGCGATGCGGTGAAGTTCTCGCCTTCCCGTGGGGATGTTTTTTCCCCGACTTTACTCTCGACATCGTGAATGCCTGGAAGGATACTGCGGAACCGGGAGAGCCGAAATGGGATAAGCCTCGCGCGATCCCCGCGTCTGAATCAGCGAAGAAGCTCCTTGAGTTATACAAGCCGACAAGGAAGATGACGGCCGCCAAGGATCTTCTCTTCTGCGAAGAGGAGAAAGAGAAGAAGAAGGGAGCGCGCCGAGGAGCGACGTGGTGGAAGAAAAACTTCGAAGGTCCCATGCTGAAGTCGAAACTCCCAGCGCTCGATATCGATGGGCATAAGCGGACGCCGCATAGCCTTCGGCATTCTCTTAACACAATACTTCTCCAGGCGGGATGCAATCCGCTCCTTGTTCGTGAATACCTTGGATGGAGTGAGGATGGCCCCCGTGTTACGCGCGTTCAAAAGGGTTATACTCACTTTAATGTGACAGACATGAAGGGCGTCCTTGAAGTAATCGACGGACTATTTTTACCCTTGGTCGAGGAGGGGTTATGAAAAAGCATTTACTCGCACTGTTGTTTATGGGGGCGTTATTGTGTACCGCTGGATACGCCCAGAATGGGTATAAGGGCTATGGTTGGGGAATGACGCTTAGTCAAATTACAGCGAAGTGCCCAGACTTAAAGGCGTATGATTATATACGCTGGCCTGTACCTTCGTATGCATTAATGTACTTCTATTCTAATGAGATTGAATCAGGGGTTCCGAATCCATTAGCCTACGAAACGAAAAGTATTACTGCATATGAATCTGAAAAAGAAAAGTTGAAGTTTTATTTTGTGGGGCAGTATTTATCGGCCGTAGAAATTGAGTTTAATCAAAACAGGATATTAAAGGAATTGGAGACTCAGTATGGGGATGTTTCTCCTGTGCGTGGTTCATACGGTAGCTATCAATACGAAACGGCTTCTTGGAGAAAAAACGAGGAAGTAGTTGTTGTCTGGGAAAACTCTGGCTACGGTATTGAACATGTAACATACGTATCAGGGAAATGGCTAAAAATAATAATAGATAAGGCGATGGATGTGTATAGAGCGGATCGGTCCAGTTCAAAATCGAGGCTTGATTAATGACTAGAGAATGAGCAATCACTGAGTCCTCACTGAGTATTCAGTGAATCGTCAAAACAAGGCGCTTTTCGGGGCTAAAAACCTCTGAGGGCGCCTTTTTTGTCTCTCCGGATCACTCCAATGCCAAAATATGGAGATAATATGCAAACGTGCTTCATATGTAAGCAAAAGACATAATATGTCATCAAAATAACGCTATTCAGTGAGTCCTCACTGCAATGACGTGGATGCTCAGTGAGCCCTCAGCCCCAGAAGAAGAGAAAGGAATAGAAGGGAAAGGAAAGGAATAGAATTAATATAATACAGCGATTCGCTCGACTGACCTAAAGACGCCTTCGGCGACTCGGACTTCGCCGAGTCAATATTCAGAAAAATAAATATTGGAAAGGAAGTGGCAGAAAACTCTCGAACATGAACGGATATGTCCGAGACCGGGTTAATCGATCCTTGACGGCCTGGCGTTCAGCCGAAGCCATTTTACATGTACTTCTTGAACCAGTCTTCCGCCCACTTGCCGCGGTCATTGACTGGAGATGTGCTGTAAATCTCTTGGAATAATTCGTTCACCCGTTCACGATAGCCGGGCGTATCATCATCAGGATCGTTAATACCTCTATTCTCGAACTCGGCCTTTGCCCTGATGACAGCATCACCCCAAATGGCTTCTTTCGCTTTCATTTTTGCCATGGCAGCGGCAAGTAGTGATTTATTCACATCGCGGTTGATCGCCCTTTTCTCAGGTGGCCGGATCATTCTGTTTAGGATTGTTTTTACGGCCTTGATCTTCTCGTCATAGGGAATGTATTTTCCATCTCTTTCTAGAAACGCGAAGGTTGCCTGGAAAAACTGAACAATATCGGTTTCGGTAAGCTGGCGACTTGTATCTCGATCACAAAGCGGAATGCCTTTCCATTGGGCAGGTTTATCGGCTGCGAATACCCATGTAGCTGGCTTTGATATTTTAAACACAGGTAAGTTCACGGGATGCCATGTTTCATAGCTGGACGTTTATTCCTTTACCCGAAAGGGCAATATTTTACATTGATATTGTCGTATGGCGGCCGGAACCTGTCCAGCCGGGAAAGGAACTATTTGTCTCCGGCCGCCTTGGAAAGACTGGTATCGACTTCATTAGGCATTTCACTATTAGTTGTTTCATCAGCCTCAAGCTCAAGTTTTTCTAATCTCTCTAGCCGCTCGATTCCCTTCAAAATCAATAATCCTGCGAATTGTTGCTTTTCAAGGGAGGAATAACTCCTCTCATGTAGCGTATCAAAGCGCCCACGCAGATCCTCGGTAATTCGAATTGTAATGTATTCGGATTTTGGGTCTTTGCTTTTCGGTCTTGCCATTTTTCCCTCCACTTTATTTTCGGCAATCATCCCACAAAAATCAACAAAAACTATTGACAAGGTGTATTGGTGGGTTTATGTTGGTTTTCGTGAGGTGAAACCATGCCGACCAGTAACACCGATTTTATGACAATTCGTTGCCCCGAGGCTCTCAAAAAGCGACTTCGAGCGCGCGCCAAGAAGGATCATCGTACCTTGGCGGAAGAGGCGCGCTATCTCCTCGATATTGGAATGGACGAGTCTGTACAGGCTCGGGATCTTGCCGAGTGTCTTTCATCTGCCAGGGAACGGTCGTGAGGGTCTTCGCCGTCTATCGCCGCGCCCTCAATCTGCGAAAACACGCGCATCGGTGCCGAGTCTGCAATCGCATCATGGCCGACGGCGATTCCGTCGTTTGGGGAGAGCTTCGCCCTGGCAAAAAAGTCGTCATCCACGCGGAATGCGCCTGTAGGCCGTTCACCGGCAGTACACCTACTGACTTGGCGAAGGACACTCCTAGCTCGTGGGGCGAGTGGCTCGACTATCACACCGATCAGAGTCGGATGGACGCTGTACAGCGGACCTTTGCGAACTGGCGCGCTCACCATGCTGAGAAGGTGGCGTACTCATGAGAGCCGCACGCGAAGGCCGTGCGGATCGTCTTCGTGAGCGCGCCGAGGAGGCCCGAGGCGAGGCTGCGGCCGCCCAGAAGAGCTCCGATAAGATCGCAGAGCGTTTCTACATGGGCCAGCCCATCCTCGTTGGCCATCACTCCGAGGCGGGAGCACGCCGGGACCACGAGCGCTGTGACAACCTCATGCGGAAGAGTATCGCCGCCTCAGGCCAGGCTGACGATCTCGATCGCCGGGCCGATGCCGCCGAGAACAACACGTCGATCTACGCGGATGCAGAGGACCCCGTTGCCGAGATAGACGCGAAGCTCGAAAAGATGCGCAAGCTCCGGGACACCATGAAAAAGGCGAATGTCCTCGTTCGCGGCATTTTAGCCGGGAAGCCGCTCGAATCGGAGCTTGCCGAGCTTGTATGGTCCCCTGAGAGAGCCAAAAAGCTTATGGAGCCGAACTGCTTCGGATGCTACGGATTCGAGAGTTTCCAGCTCACCAACCTGGGCGCGAACATCCGAAGGCTCGAGGCGCGACGGAAGGCCCTCGCTGAGGAGAAGGCGGCGCCGGCCTCAGAGCGTGTGGTTGGCGACGTGCGCGTTGTCGAGGACCCGGACCTCATGCGCATCCAGCTTGTTTTCAAGGGCAAGCCCGACGAGGCGAAGAGAGCCGTCCTCAAGTCCGAGGGCTTCCGCTGGGCTCCATCTGTCGGGGCCTGGCAGCGCCAGCTTAATAGCTCGGGCCGCGCGGCCGCCGCGCGAGCCCTCGCACGGATCAACCAAGTTACCCCACCTCTCGCCGCTGATGACCCCCTCCCCGACAGCGAGTAGCGGCGAGAGGTTTCTTTCCTCCTCGTATGGGGAGGCATTTCGAGGAAAAGGAGGAGCAAAGCGTTGATCAACCAGACGATCCGCGAGGTAGACCTCGAGAACCTGAACGGAGGCGCCATCCAGGAGCTCTTCGATGTGGAGTGGAAGAAGATCGTCGACAACATCGCCGACCTCAACACTAAGCCCGACGCCGCGCGCGAGATCACCATCAAGGTGGTGATTCGCCCCGACAAGCTGCGCAGGACGGCCGTGTCCAAGGTCGCGGTCACATCGAAGCTGCCGGCCATGCAGCCCCATGAATCGTTCGTCTTCTTCGACAGAAAAGACGGCGACCTGGTGGCGTACCCGGACGATCCGCATCAGGGCAAGCTCGAAGGTATCGAGGACGGGCAAGAGGAACAGGCCGTCCCCGGCATGAGAAGTTTCTCGATAGCCAAGTAAGGAGGCTGTGCAGTGATCGATGCAAATTTCGTCGATAAGATCGTCTCCCTCGGAGACGATGCGACCGTGAAGGAAGTGGATGGGGTCAACTACTCCGTCCGCGATCTCAAGCCCGTCTTCTTCGAGCCCAGGCCCGACCCGGTGGAGGTACTCACCTTAACCGGCCTCTCCGACTACATCGAGAAGAACGTCGACGAGCTCAAGAGGCTCGAGCTCATGCTCCACGTCGTCAACCCGAAGACGGTGAAGCTCGTGTCCAAGATTTGTGGGGTCAACCGAAAGCGCGACGCTTTCGCCGAGGCCAACGTGGACGAGGAGCTCGAGGAGTACCCCTTCGGCAGGTTCATGCCGACGGAGGAGTTCGTCATCCGGCTCCGCTCTATGTACTCCCCGTCGCCGGACCTCGAGCGCGTCATCGCCTACACCTCGAACCTCTTCTCCGGCACGAACGTCGTCACCGAGGACGACGGCATCACCCAGACCGCCACCGTCAAGGTCGGCGTGACGGGCGCGCTGAAGAAGAACGAGCAGGCGCCGGTCATCGTCAACCTGAAGCCCTTCCGGACCTTCCGGGAGCTCGATCAGGTCGAGTCCGAGTTCCTCTTCCGCGTCCGCGTGGACGGCGAGGGGAAGGCGCCTGTGTGCGCCCTCTTCGAGGCTGACGGCGGGCGCTGGCGCAACTTCGCCGTACTGGCGATCCGCGACTGGCTCGCGGAGAAGATCCAGGACATCGCAATCATCGCGTAGGCGATGCACTGCGGCTACTTCGCGCTGGTTGTCGGGGTAAGGCCAGCTCAAGAACAAAACCCCGGACGCCTTGGTGATGATGACGAGGCGGATGGCTACGGCGGGATGGAAGTCCGGCACTGGGAGAAGGGGCCCAGTGAGCCGGGAGCGGGGCTCTGAGAGCGATCGGCTGAAAGCCCGCTCATACTGATGCTTCCATCATCGAATATTGAATGACTGGGGTGGACGGAACGGATAGCTGCGAGCCGTCCGCCCCTACTTCGCGGAGCTGGCCTATCGGTTGGGCGCCGGCCTTCCACGCCGGTTTAGGCGGGTTCGATTCCCGCGCTTCGCTATTCATGGGGCTCTCAAACCCCCTTATTCGGAGGATCGGAACAATGACGATAGAGCTTGATGCCCAAGTGCTGGAAAACATATTTCGCTTCGCGAACAACGCGGGGACTCAGGAGAAACTCTGGTTCAGCATGGAGGACTGCGCGCTCGCGTGGGGTTTTGAGAAGACGTATTTTCACCGACGTAAGCATCTTCTCCCTGGCTTCGGGGTCTTTGATGACCCGGCCCATAAGCGCTTTTCACGTGAGCATTTTCTCGAGTGGGTTGCGCTGCCTCTCTGCGAGCACGAGCGCCGATGGGGCGCTCTTACACCGGCACAACGCCGGGAAGTCTCAAATCAGCGAGAACAAGCCGCATAACGAAACGGGGAGGGGAGAGATGGTCGGGATTATTTTGGGCTATGCGTTCCTCTACTTCATGATGTTCGTCCTCCTCGCCGTGGCGGTCGAAGGCGTACTTCAGATGATCGACAAGGACCGCCGGCGCCGGGAGGTCAAGAATGCGAAAAGGTAGTTACTTGGCCATCGTCGCACTCGTTGTGATGACCTGCGGATCGGCAATGCCTTATTCCGAGGTCAAGGCCGAACCCGCGGTCCAGCGCATAGAGGCCTCCTACCATTTTCGTGAGGTCACGAAAATGATCCCCGGCTACGTCTTCCCGATCGAGTACGCCGCGAAGATAGCCGAGCTCAACGCTTCCTTGCAGATCCCCGAGGCCGTCCTTGGACGGCTCATCGAGTGGGAATCGGGCTGGGATGCGTCCTGCGTGCGGGCCAATCCGAACGGGTCGACGGACTACGGCCTCATGCAGCTCAACTCTCGCTACCTGGCCGACTACAAGTGGCGCTACAACGACGACCGTGCATTCGACCCGCTCGCCCCCGGCGACAATCTGGCGGTGGGGATGCGGTACCTCCGCCACCTCTACGACGTGACGGGGGGCTGGTACGACGCCGTGTGCGCCTACAACGCGGGGCTTTCGCGCGTCCGCACCGGTGAGGTCCCCGAGAAGACCATCCTGTACGCGAACTGGGTTCTTGAAGAAGGGGGACTCTGATGCTCGGATTCGATCTTGAGAGAGGAAAGGCGATTGCCCTTATCGAGGCCGAGCTCCGCGGCGCCGCGCCCGATGGATGGACCATGGAGACCTTCAACGACGGATTCCTCGACATCGAGGGCGCGATCTTCCGCGACGGAAGCACGACGGCCTACATCGTTTTTCGCTGCACGGATTCCACGGAGAACTGGTTCACAAACTTCGTCTTCGTGAAGAAATCCCTGGCCTACGGAAACAAGGCGAGCAAGATCAGGCTGCATCTCGGGTTCTTCTTGGACTACACGGGTTACGCCCGCGGCTTCATTCACTCATGGCTCAAGGATCACTCGGAGGTGAAGGGCTTGGTCGTCGCGGGTCACTCCCTGGGCGGTGCTCTGGCGACGCTTTGCGCGGTCGATCTCCAGTACAACTTCGCAGACCGCTTCATCTCCGAGGACGCCGTGGAGTGCATCACTTTCGGGTCGCCGCGGGTCGGCAACAAGGCCTTCGTGGAGAGCTTCAACAAGCGGGTCCCGTTGACCCTCCGCTACCGCTACGCCAACGACATCGTGACCCATCTTCCCCCGGAGTGGTTCGGCTTCAAGCATGTCGCGGCTACGCTCCAGCTCGGAAAACCGGGCTGGCCCTCGGCCAAGGCGCACGAGCTCTCGAACTACAAGAAGGACTGAAAGATGATTACGCAGGAAACCAAGGGCGGAAAGCCCGTGACGCTTTGGATAATCGAGGAGAACCTGGAGAAAATCGACCAGGTTTGCGAAGCGGTGGGGTGCTCTCGTTCTTGGTTGGTCGGGAAGATCATCGCCGCCTCAAACATCGGCGAACTCCTCATAGAGGCTAATAAATAGCGACTATGAGCAAGGTTTATTTCGTCTTCAGCGTCGTTGCCAACGCCGTAAAAGTTGGGCAATCAGAGACCCCGTGGCGTCGTCTGCGGAGCTTACAGGTCGGTCACCCAGGAGAGCTTCGGATGCTCGCTATGCAGAACGGCGGGGAGTCTCTCGAAAGGGCACTGCACGGGCGGTTCAAAGAGTACCGTCTGACCGGCGAATGGTTCAGGTACGAAGGGGAAGTGAAGGACTACATCGATGAGCTGACGGCGATACCAGGAGCGGGAATTGAAGAGGACCCGCAATGGGACGCCGAACACGCAAGAGAGATGGCGGAAAAACGAGCTCGCCTTGTGGCAGAGATACGACGGCAAGCAAGTAATTCCGTTCCTTGCGTAGCTTCGGCCCAAAGGAGCAAGTCCGAAGAAGGCAGCGACGACACGGGGAACATCATCGACGCGATTCGGAAAGGATGCGACAAGGAAGGGCTCTATAAGGTGCTCGAAGATCAGATGAGAAAATGGAGAGTAACGGCATGAAAAACAGGACGCGGGAAATGGTCGATGAGGTGTGCTCAGGGAGGACCTACGATTTCGATGACCTCCAAAAAGATCTCCGCCGGAAGAAGGAAGTAGAGACGGCTCGCAGGGGAATACCTTGCGATGTGACTACCGATGCGCACGGGATGGCGTTCTCGGACGCCGATTCCGGGCTGTGAGGGAAAAAACATGCAGGTGATGAAGGGGAAGTACAATTTCGCCAAAGTCATGATCGACTCGATCGATGACGCCACGAGGGAGCAGATCCAGGGCTTCCTCAATCATCCCGCCTTCGGGAAGCGCCGGATCGCGATCATGCCCGACTGCCACGCCGGCAAGGGGTCCTGCGTGGGGTTCACGAGCCAGCTCGGGGACTACATCATGCCCCAGATCGTGGGCGTGGACATCGGCTGCGGGATGCTCGCCTGCCGCCTCGGCGCCATTGGGGTCGAATACGAGGAGCTCGATGCCTTCATCAAGGCTAACATCCCCTCGGGGCACTGCATCAACGAGGAGCCGCGCGACGGGCTCGAGGCGGGCTTCTACGACTCGCTGGCCAAGGTCTGCAAGCGCATCGGCGCGAGCTTCATCGACGTGCGCCGGGCCATAGGCTCGCTGGGGGGGGGCAATCACTTTATCGAGGTCGACGTGGACGAGACTGGAGATACCTGGGTGGTCATCCATTCCGGCTCCAGGAACTTCGGGAAGCGTGTAGCCGACTTCTATCAGGCGGCGGCGAGGAAGCTCCTGGAGAGCTTCCTTATCGAGCCTGAGCGCGACATGGAGTTCATCCCGAGGGACAATCCCCTCGCCGCGGAGTATCTCGATGCCATGGCGGTCGCGCAGCGCTACGCGTCGCTGAACCGGCACGACATGATGGTGAAAATCTCCACCTTCATCGGGCGCTGCATTGGTGGGTCGGACACGACGACCATCGAGTCAGTACACAACTACATCGACTTCGAGGACAGGGTGATCCGGAAAGGCGCCATCAGCGCGCGCGCCGGCGAGCTCTGCATTATCCCCTTCAATTCGGCGGAGGGGTCCGCCATCTGCTGCGGCCTAGGGAACGAGGATTGGAACCAGTCGGCCCCGCACGGCGCAGGGCGTATCATGAGCCGCACCCAGGCCTTCGCGCAGCTCGACTACAAGGAATACCAAGCCAGGCTCGCCGCAAATGGTGTCTACTCCTCGACGGCGAACTCCAGCACGCTCGACGAGGCCCCAATGGCCTACAAGTCCAGGGACATGATCCTCGAAGCGATCAAGCCCACCGTCCAGGTGGTCTCCATGCTCAAGCCGACCTACAACTTCAAGGCCTCCGAGGGGCGCCGCCGCGATAAGGAGGGTAAGTAGCTATGTTCCCCGTAAGCGATATCTCCGACGTGGACTACGCCTTTCCGGCTCACGTCCTTGGCCTGATGCCTGAGTTCAAAGACATCCCCGAGAAGTATAAGGACGGGAACACGCCCGCGAATGCCTTCTTCAACATGTGGTTCTACAGCGGGGTGAAGGGGCTCAGGGCGACCCCGCGCGAGGGTGTCGACGGCGTGAAGGCCATGCGGCACCTCTCGGCGATCATGAGGTCATTCGAGCCGAAGCACGAGCACAAGGAGGCGGCCTGCGCCTTCCTCCTCGACGAGTGGTTCAGCGACTACCAGGGCGAGCCGGCAAAGGAGAAGGAGTAGATGAATATCCAGTCGTTGTCGATCGTGGTCCCTGGAGGGTGCCCGAATAAATGCGCCTTCTGCGTCGCGCACATGCACGAGGAAGAGTACGCCGATCACATCGAGAAGAATTTGCGATTCCGCGACCTCTACGAGCGCGACTATATCGATCGCCTCCAGTTCGCGAGGGACAACGGCTGCAACACGGCCCTACTCACGGGCAACGGGGAGCCACTCGCCAACGTGCCATTCTTGAATTTCTTCGCGGCCTGCAATATCCGTCTGCCTTCTCCGTTCCGCTGGATCGAGCTCCAAACCTCGGGCGTGCTCCTGGACGACGAAAAGCTCCGCTGGCTGAGGAACACCGTCCGGGTCTCGATGATCTCTCTATCCATCTCGGACCTCTTCGACCATGCCGAGAACGACCAGATCATGGGCACGCCGGAGGGGCTTCGCTTCCTTCTGGCCTCAATGTGCTCGGAGATCAAACGCTACGACTTCGGGCTTCGCCTTTCGCTGAACCTGACCAAGCGCTACGAGGAGCGTTCGCCTGAGGAGGTCTTCAAGCGTGCCGCTGAGCTTGGAGCCGACCAGATCACGTTCAGGAAGCTCTACGCTGATGGCGACACGCCGGAGGCGGCCTGGGTCAAGGAGAACGCCGCGTCGGAGGAGTACATAGGAGCCATCGACGCCTACATAGCGCAGGCAGGGCGCGCCCTCGATGTCCTTCCCTTCGGGGCCCGTCGCTATTCCGTGGACGGGATCTCCACCGTCCTCGATGGCGACTGTATGTCAACCGCGGACTCGAAGGACGCGATCCGGTACCTCGTCCTTCGGCCGAACTGCAAGCTCTATACGCGATGGGACGATCCTGGCTCGATCCTGTTCTAGTAAGGGGAAGACGATGAAAAAGACGAAGATAGATTGGGCCGACTACACGTGGAATCCCGTCTGGGGCTGCACGTTCGGATGCCCGTACTGCTACGCCCGGAACACGGCGCGGCGCTGGGGGAAGATGATCGCGGGGCGCGACGACTTCGTGCCGACCTTCATCGAGAAGAACTTCAACCGGGAGCTGCCCCGCGAACGGGCCCGCATCTTCGTTAATTCGATGAGCGATGTAGCCGACTGGGAGCCCGGCTGGATGACGGCCGTGGCGGCCAAGATGGTGGACCATCCCCAGCACGACTTCATGTTCCTCACGAAGCGGCCTGAGGTCTATTCGCGGTTTTCCTTCCCAGAGAACGCCTGGCTAGGGTGTTCCGCGACCGAGGGCTACGCCCCGGCGGCGCCGCGGAACGGGAGGGTCCGCTTCCTGTCTGTGGAGCCCCTTCTTGGCCCCATACTCTGGATCGACCCCCTTTACTCCTGGGTCATCATCGGGGCTGAGTCGGGCAACCGCAAGGAGAAGGTGGTTCCGAAGCGCGAGTGGGTTGAGGACATTCTAGCGCTTTGCCGGCATCACGGCGTCGCCGTGTTCTTCAAGGAGAGCATCACGAAGCTGTGGCCGGAATTCGACGCCCACGAGTACCCGTGAGAGGAAGAACATGAGCACGAAGATTGATGGTATGGCAAGGCAGACGAAGGACTACATGAAGTCACCGTCCGGCATTGCGCGGGCTTCGGAGCTCGTTCATGGCCACGGATGCTCTTATCGCCGTCTTCTGGCGCTCATGGTGATCGAGGCGACGCGTGAAGAGAACTACGAGACGATCGGCGCGGTCGTCGAATCGATAGCGTGAAAGGAGGTGTGAATTGAACGAGCTGGTGAAGGAAGGCGACAAGAGGATGACCGTGAAGGAGGTCGCCGAGGCCCTCGGGACCGCCGAGAGTACGATCAGGAACAAGGCCAGAGAGCTTTTCCCTGAAGCCGTCGAGAACGGGAAGGCGACTTACTTGAACGAGGAGCAGGTCTATCTCCTCAAGAAATCACTTGTCCCTCGTGACCTTACTTTGAAAAGTAAGGTTGATTCGGCCCTCAGTGCTCTCGATATCGAGGAAATGACGATCAAGGTCCTCGCCTACCACAAGGCCGAGGCCGAGCGCCTGCGCGCCGAACTGACGGCGGCCGGTCCGAAGATCGAGGGCTTCAACGCCCTCATGCGCTCGGAGCAGACCATGAGCATCACGGATGCCGCCAAGCATTTCGGGCTTCATCCCAAGACCCACGTCTTCCCGTACCTCAGGGATCGCGAGTACCTCACGAAGGACGACATGCCTTCTCAGGACGCTATCGACGCCGGGTATCTCGCCCTCCGCGAGACCAAGTGCCCGGACGGGACCGTGAGGAAACAGGCGGTCGTCCTCGTCTCCCAGCTCGAGACCTGGAGGACGCGCGTAGTGCCCCAGGTGAAGCGCTGGGCCGCCGAAGGAGTTCTGGCGTGACAGTGAAGAAGACGGTCACCGTCACGCACGAGGGCTTCGATTTCGAGGTCTCGGGCGACTGGGAGCCGCCGACGCCGGGGACTATGTACAACCGGCACGGAGATCCCGGAGACCCGTCTGACGGCGGCTACTTCGAGGACTCCGACATCCTCCTCAATGGGAAGTCGATCTACGAGCTTCTGGCGCCCGAAGCCATAGACGCGATCATGGACAAGGCGAAGGACGCCGTAACGGACTAAGAACATGCGCATCTGTTGGGATGCGTACAAAAAACTGGGAAGGAGAGAGCGATGAAAGAAGACAAGAAAGAGGCCCCGACGGTTCTGGTTCGCGACGCTCTGCGGGAGCGGGTCGAGAAGGAGACGGACGGCCACGTGACGGTGCTACGGGACGATCGGGACAACCCGTCCCACATGCTGGTAATCCCGAAGTTCCAGTGCGAGGAGATCGATCCCGCCCTGGGCACGGGGACCTTCCCGGCCTTCATCGTGGACGGCCAGGAGAAGAGCGAGCTGTTCATCGGCCACTGCCAGGCCATGGTGAAAAGCGGCCGCGCGTACTCGCTGCCCGACGAGAAGCCGCAGTATGACATCGATTTCGACGACTCGCGCGCTGCCTGCATCGCCAAGGGCAAGGGCTGGCACCTCACGAGCGGTTGGGACTGGGCGGCCGCGGCCTACTACGTCACGAAGCACGGCCTTCAGAAGTACTTCGATCGCTCTGGCTGGTGGGAGTGGGTCGACGGTCTGAAGATCGTGGATGGGAAGTTGTTCTTCCCGAACGGTAACGACTACGCGCTTCCCGAGGCCAACTGGCCGTTCCAGGGCGCCTGCTTCGACGCGGACGGAGACGATCCGGTTCTCTCGGCTGAGGTGACCAATTTCTCCGAGCCGAACCCCAAAGGCGCCGCGGATGACCGCGACGATGGCTATGCCTACGTCGGCGATATCGAGGACCTGGAGCTCTCGGACTCGTATAGGAAGCTCGACCAGGCCACCCGCGAGAGGATGGCGAGGATGATGATCGAGCCCGCGGCGAAGTCGATGTTCTCGGAGATGTCCGGAGGCCTGTTCGTTCGCAACTACGGCGAGCGGCTTCCGCTCCGGGGTGGCAGCTGGAGCAGTGGCGCGCTCGATGGGCTCGCGGCTCTGAACCTGAGCGACCGCCGGTCGCTCGTGAGCAGCTTCATCGGCCTTCGCCCCGCTTTTCTCCTGTGAATCTGACCATCTGCATATCTGTGGATCTGAAAAGAAAGGCCCCTCTTTCGAGGGGCCAGATTCCCACCCGGACCAAAGGCCTGGAAACCGCAATCCGGATAAGGAGCCTACTTTGAGTATACAAGCCGGAGACGAGCGCGAGCAAGCAGCGTCTGTCTCCATCGAAATCAAGCCCGCGCCCGAGCTCGGCAAGGGGTCGGTCGACTGGAGGAAGCGATTCCCGAAGCTGGATTTCCTCCGCGTCATGAGCGCCACCCGCGCCAGCATCGTTTACGGGATGGTCAGCGTACATCTGGCCTGGGCCTGGCTGACCGAACACGACCACTGGGGCATTGTCTGGATCGGGGACCGCCTCGAGGCCTCTATTTTCCCCGATGGGGCCGATCCCGATTCGTTCACGCAGGTGTCCTTTGAGGACTTCATCAACTACTACGGCCTCAAGGTCGTAGACGACGGAGAGCCCGTGGGATACCTCGTCCCGGCGGCCGCTGCCAGGAGGGTAGCTGCGTGAATATCACCGTCATCGACAGGCTGAAGGTCGAAAATCCGTCCTGCGTCGTTCTTTCCGACAACTCCTCTATGACCGAGGCGGATTGGAGGGTCGAGCGCCATCGTGGCCTTGGCGGATCGGACGCCGGAGCCATCCTGGGACTCAACCACTATAAGAGCGCTTTCATGGTTTACCTCGACAAGCTGGGGCTGGCCCCCGAGATGGAGGAAAACGACGCCATCAAGCACGGGAAGCGCATGGAGCCCGTACTGCGTCGCGAGTTCCCGCTCCTCTTCAGCGAGAAGACCGGGATGCCGATCGGCGTCTTCGAGTCTCCGTTCTTCTACCAGTCCGTCGAGCATCCCTTCATGATCGCAAACATCGACGGTCTCGTCGTACTGCCCGAGGGCGGGTACACCACGCCGGATGGGCTCTTGCATCTTGAAGGCATGGGCGGTCTCGAAATCAAGACGGCCCACTGGCTCATGGCGAAAGAGTGGGACGACGACAGTGTTCCGGATTCCTACTATGCCCAGGTTCAGCATTACATGGCCGTCCTCGGTCTCAAGTGGTTCATGCTCCCCGTTCTCATCGGGAACCACTTCGATTATCGGATCATCCCGAGGAACGATGAGTTCATAGCGAAGCTCATAGCGGCCGAGGCCTCTTTCTGGAACGACAACATCGTCGCGAAGGCGATCCCGGCCCCCTCGGGGCTCGAGGACGAGGATAGCTACCTCATAACCCTCTATGGCGAGCAGGACGACGTGGCCGTGGTTCAGGCCCCCGAGCTCGCGGCGGACACGGAGCGCTACGTCCAGATCAATGGCGATCTGAAGGAGCTCGAGGACGAGAAGAAACGGCTACAGGCCAATTTCAAGGTCCGCCTCGGCAACGCCAAGGTCGGCGTAGCTGGCGGCCACAAGATCACCTGGAGCCGTTTCGAGAGGGCGTCGTTCAACCGGGAGAAGTTCGACAAAGCCTTCCCCGGCGTCTACGACCAATTCTGCGAGGCCAAGCCCTCGTCGCGGCTCACGGTGAGCTGAAAAGGAGAGAACGTGAAACTGATAGGGCTATCCATCGAGGGCCTCCGGAAGATCAAGGCGGCCGAGCTCGATTTCAACGGGAAGCATCTCGTACAGGTGCGAGGCGCGAATGGCGCGGGCAAGAGCACCGTCCTCGACGCGATCCGCTTTCTTCTTAAGGGGACGCGCGACATCCCCGGCGGCGTGGTGACGCAGGGAGTCGATGAATCGGTCCTTTTGGGGAAGCTCGACGACTACATCGTCAGGAGGACCATCAAGGCCGACGGCCGGAGCGCGCTCTCCGTGGAGCGCGAGGGGGGAAAGGTCGCCCGGCCCCAGGAGTTTCTGGACTCGATCTCCGGGCAGTTCCTCGACCCGGAGTGGTTCGCGAAGCTGCCGGGAACCGAGAAGCGCTCCGTGCTCATGGGGTACGTCGGGATCGACTTCACCGCGATCGACGCGAAGATCGCCCAGGCGGAGCAGGATCGGCTCGTGTGCGGCCGCGAGCTCAAGGCCTTGGGCGACCCGGCGCCGGTGTCGCCCTGCGAGGCGGTGTCGCTGACGGACCTCATGGCCAAGCGGAAGGAGCTTGCCGACTGGAATTCGCGGCAGGACAATGCGGCCGCGGCCCTCGCGAGGATCGTCCAGGACGCCAAGGCGGCCATGCTGCGGTGCTTCGATGGGAAGGACTCCATCAAGGGGCTCTCCGAGGCCCTCGATGCGGCCAAGGCTGAGCACAAGAAGCGCCTCGTGGACATGACCATCGTCATGCCGCAGGAGAAGCGCGACTTCTCGGAGGTCGAGGGGAAGATCGCGAACGCCGAGGCGACGAACGAGAAGGCCAGAAAGTACACCGAGTACATCGCGAAGCGGGACCAGAAGGAGGCCAAGAAGCGCGAATACGAGGAGCTCGGGAAGCGCGTAGACGACCTCCGGCAGGAGCGCATCGACATGGTGAAGGCTGCGAAGCTCCCCGTCGAGGGGCTCCAGATCACCGAGACCGGCCTCTCGCACAACGGCGTGAGCGACGAGAACTGGAGCGACTCCGAAGCCCTCAAGATCGCCCTCATGCTCGCCGTGGCGTTCTCGGGCGAACTCCGCGCCGTCTACATCAAGCGCGGGGAGGCCCTCGACGCGGCCAGCCTCGCCAAGGTGAAGGACTTCGCGGAGGCGGAAGACTTCCAGGTCATCATGGAAATCGTAGACGACTCCTATGAGGGAACCGACGATGGCGTCGTCTGGATCGAGGAGGGGGAAATCCTCTCCACGAAGGAGATCGCCGGCCAGCTCGTAGCCGAGCGCGCGGGAGGCCAGGCATGACGAAGATCCTCTGGCTCGACCTCGAAACGACAGGCCTCGATCCGATCAAGAACGGCATCATCCAGGCCGCCTTCATCGTCGAGATCGACGGGCAGGTGAAGGAGAAGCGGGACTTCAAGATGAACCCCATCGGGAAGGTCCTCGACCCCCAGGCAATGGCCGTTCACGGCCTCTCGGAGGCGGACCTCGCCTCCTTCCCGCCCTCGCTCTCGGTCAAGAAGGATATCGAGAACTTCCTGGCCCAGTACGTGGAGAAGTTCGACAAGGCCGACAAGTTCACGGCCGCGGGCTACAACGTCGACTTCGACCTCGGCTTCCTGGAGGAGCTCTGGCTGGAGTCGGGGGACCGGTACTTCTACTCGTGGGTGAACCACTTCCCGGTCGACGTGTTCAAGGTCCACCCCTTCATGGAGTGGGCCGGCCTCGCCACGGCGCCCGACCGTCGGAACCTCGAAACGCTGGCTGCGCACTATGGCGTGCCCTTCCCGGACGCCCACAACGCCCTCGCGGACATCGAAATGACCCGCGAGCTCGCGCTCAGGCTTCGCGAGAGAGCGAGGGTGTAGGCGTGACGAAGCTCGAAGAGACGAAGAAGATGCTCGGCTTCCGCGAGGAGGGGCCTCGCTGCGGAAACTGCAAGAACTTCACGAGCGATATCCAGAAGCGGACCGGTTGGGATGGGACGAGCGAGTACCCGGTGGAGAAGAACCTCCGGTGCTCCCTCGGCAAGTTTGCGGTGAAGAAGATGGCTTGGTGCAACAAGCACGAATGGAGGAAAGCATGAAAGCGAATGGACAGGACGCCGGGGCGCGGCTTCCGGCGGCCACTGGCGTGGCCACCCAGGAGAAGCCCAAGCAGCGGACGCTGCGCGACTGGCTCAACGACAACAAGACCCGGTTCGAGGCGGCCCTCCCCAAGGGGACCATCGACATAGACAGGTTCATCGCCGCGGCGGCGATCGAGATCGCGAATTCCCCGAAGCTCATGCAGTGCGATCGCCAGTCGATCGCGATATCGCTCGGGCAGGCCGCACGCTACGGTCTGGAGGTCGGGGCCCTCCTCGGGCAGGCCTGGCTTATCCCCTACAACGAGAAGCGGAAGATGGCCAACGGGTCGACCGAAAAGGTGATGACCTGCCACTTCCAACTCGGGTACAAGGGCATCGTCATGCTCGCCCGGCGCTCTAAGACGATCAAGACCATCTCCGCGGAGGTCGTCTACGATCACGACAAGTTCGAGGTCGAGCTCGGCATGGGGCGGCGTCTCACCCACCAGCTGGACATCCGCGAAGAGCGCGGGGACCCGATCGCCTACTATTGCCTCGTCGAGCTCGAGAACGGCGGGACGCAGTTCGGCGTCATGACCATGAAGGACGTGATCAAGCACCGCGACCTTTACTCGAAGGGGTTCCAGCAAAACGCGGACGATCAGGACAACATCTGGAATAAGAACTTCGACGAGATGGCCCTAAAGACGGTCATCATCAAGACGCTGAAGCTCTGCCCGATGAGCGTGGAGGCCCTGGAGGCCGTGAGCCGCGAGGACCGCGCCGACATGCGGAACGTGACGCCCGGCTTCGACCTCGACGCCACTGCCCTGCCGGAGCCCCCGGAGGAGCCTACGCCCGCTGATGAGGAAGAGGCCCCGGCCCAGATCGCCGATCAGCCGTCCGCGGAGGCGGCGCCGGCCGAGTCAGCCCCGGCGGCCCAGGAGGAGCGGGCGCCCGAGTCGGTAGCCGCCGCGGCGCGGCCGACGGCATCCCCGGCCAAGGCCAGTCTTTTCTCGTAGGCGAGGTGGAAGATGAAAGTGTCCGGAGCGTGCGAAGCTGTCATGATTCCTCAGAAAGGTGTGGTCTGGCTCAAGCCGAATCCCGCCGACCTCCAGGTCTTCATGAGGTTCTTCTCCACGAAGGCGAAGAAGGAAGAGCGGTTCGAGAAGAAGATTCTTCCCGTCGTGACCCTCGACCTTCCCACTGAGGGGCGGACCTTCAAGCAGAACAACACGCTCTGGGCGCTGATCACCATCATCTTCGTCTCGATGAACGGGAAGAAGCCGACGGCGGAGGAGAAGCAGGAGTTGTACCTCGACATCCTGGAGGAGTACGCCGACAGGGTGCCCACTCGCTTCACCCACCGCCTGAGGCCCATCCATATCTCGGAGAGCGACACCGTTCACGCCGCGAAGCTCATCCAGGCTTGTTTCGACATCATCCGCGACTACTGCGACCTGGGCATGGACCTGCAAGCGGATGTGCGGACGCTCTTCTGGGAGTGGCATCGGTGGCGCGGCGGCCTCGAGCGCGACCCTCTGGATTACGACGAGGAGACCGACAAGGCCGCCGACGAGGGGGAATGGCGAGCGAGCCACATGGTCTCCGACGCCTCGGGCATAGGCGGCGCGATCGAGAAGGCCCACATCGTGAGCCGCGGCGCCGACTCGACGGACATTGACGAACCATGGAACTGGCTTGCGCTTCTCCCCGAGGAGCATCGGTTCTTGCAGCATCAGAATGGGTGGGCGGCCTTCTTGGAGAAGTACCCCCATCTCGAAGGTAGGGTAAAACGGGCGAGAGAGCTCGCGGCAAATCGCTACGGAACAAGGTAATTGGGTTCCATCCGAACGTTCGGATAGAAGTAGAAGGAAAGGCATCATGGCTAGAAAACGAATGATCTCCCCGGAGATTTGGCGAGATAAAAAGGTTGTCCGGATTAGCGATGCAGCTTTCATCGTCTGGATCGGCTGCATCACCATGGCCGACGACGAAGGCATCATCGAGCCCGACGCGGAGGGCTGGTTCTACGAGTTCGCCCGGCGCGAGCTCTCCCCCGAGAAGATCCAAGCGGCCTTTGGGGAGGTCGTGGCCCAGGGGATGGTGATCCTATACGGAAGCTACGGCTTCATCCCGTCGTGGTACAAGCATCAGGTTCTCAACCGCCCCTCGAAGACCAAGCTCGTGCGGCCGCCGCGGAAGATCGTGGAGCGGTTCCCCGACTACATCGAGGCCTGGCGCCAGACCTTCACCACCTACGAAAAGAAGGGCGACGGGACGCGAGAGAAGCATGTCCCCGACTATCCATTCAATGAACATACAGTGAATGAGCCTGAACTATTCACTGAGGACTCACTGAGGCCTCATCCTGAAAGGAAAGGAAGAGAAGAGAAAGGAAAGGAAGAGAAGAGAATAATAATAGGGGCAACCCCGGCCACGCCTTCGGCGGCGCTCCCGCGCCATAAGGGAAAAGACAAGGCCGAAATGAGCGAGGGCGAGAAGGAGCTCTACCATCTCATCCAGGACTCATTCGAGGGCGTTGGCGGTCCGTTCGCGGACTACCGGCGCGAGGGCCCCGCGATCAAGCGGATCGTGAGCTTCGCTGCGCGGGACTCCCCCACCGACCCGAAGGAATTCATCCGCCGGATGCTCGTCGTTTTCAAGAACCTCACCGAGTCGCAGGACCGGTATTGGTCCGGACAGCCCTTCATTCCCTCGGTTCTGGCCTCGGGCGGCATCTGGCCTCGGGTCAAGAAGGAACTTGAGAAGGCCGAGGGAAAGGTCGAAGGGCTAGACGAGTCCACGGTAGCAGCCGCTATTTCGGCTATTGGGGCGTCTCGGAAATGAATTGCGACGAGTTCATCCGCAACGTCGAGGGGTACTACGGGAGGTACGAGCTGCCCCTCCGCCGTGCGCTCGTTCAAACGTACATCAAGGACTACAACGAGGAGGAGCTCTCGAAGATATTCGACCGGCTCACGCTGACCTACTCCGGCCAGTTTCGGTTCGCGCCCGACATCGCGATCATCGACAAGGCCGTCCAGGACATCAACGAGGAGCTCAAGAACAAGGTGGGCGGAGATAGGCTCATGATCGGGTACCGGCCGCAGCCGAAGGCGCTGCCCGAGGCTCCAATCTCCGATGAGGAGCGCTCCGCCGGCGTGAGTATACTTTCAGATTTTTTGGACAAGCTGAGGAAAGGGAAATGGCAAACGACACGAACATCGTAGTGCTCGTCGGGCGACTGACCCGCGACGCGGAGCTCAAGTATACCAACTCGGGAATGGCCGTGTGCCGGTTCTCGATCGCGAACAATAAGCGGAAGAAGTCCGGTGATGGATGGACCGACGTGGCCCGGTTCTTCGATATCGTGCTCTGGGGCAAGCAGGGCGAAACGCTAAACCAGTACCTCAAGAAGGGGAAGCAAGTCGCCATCCAGGGGGAGCTCGAGCAGGACCGCTGGGAACAGGACGGAAAGGCTCGATCGAAGGTCGAAGTCAACGCGGCGAGCGTGCAGCTCCTCGGCGGGGGAGAGCGACAGGAAGGAGCCGCCGGAGGATCGCCGAGGCCCTCCTCGGGGCAGGCGCAGCGGCAGGGCTCCGCCGGCGGCGAGGGGCATGTACCCGACGCTCCGGACAACGTGGATCAGCAATTTACCGACGACATCCCGTTCTGAGAGGCAACCATGGAGAAGGCAACATTCGACGAAAAAAGAACGAGGGCAGTCCTTGAAGAATTCTGCGCGGAGCGGGCGCGTCAGAATGAGCTTTGGGGAGAGCAGAATCATCCCATTGGGAACGCCCGAAGCTTCTGCGCCCACGAGATGCAGGCCAAGGAGCGCTGCCGGAAGCATGTGGCCGCCGGAGCCCTGACCTACTTCGACATCTGCGCCGAGGAATTCTGGGAGACGTTCGCATCCGACGATCTTGCGGCCGTCCGAGAGGAAGCTGTTCAGCTAGGAGCCTGCGTTGCCCAACTCGTGGAGCGGATCGACCGCCTTGCAGCGGCGGGAGGGCGGTAATGGCGAATATCTGGCTTCGGTTTCGGGTTGGAGGGACCGAGATCAGCGTGACCCTGGGTGTGCTCCTCCTGGTCGTCTCGTTAGCTATGATTGCGGCGTCTGTCATCCTGGGATGGAAGGGAGGCCGATGATGGCGCGCGACAAGGCCGTCCGAAAGGCAATCGCGCGGAGCATGGCGAAGTCAGGCTGGGAGCCCATGCGGGCGATCGTCCGTGGGGAGAAGGGCGTGCCCTGGCCGGCCTTTGCGACGCGGGTTTACCAGAACAACCGCTATACAGTCATGGTGAACGACGCCGCCCGGTCGACGAAGGGGCCCGTGATCCAGGCCTACATCTCGGCGCACAACACCGGCCGTGACGTGTTCTGGAAGGACCTTCAGCGAATCAAGAACGAGGTGTTCGGGGAAGAAGCCGTTGCGGTCCAGTACTTCCCGCAGGAGTCGAAACTCGTCGATCTCGTCAACGTCTACTGGCTTTTCGTATATCCGGCCGGGGTGCTCCCCGAGCCTATCGTTTGAGAATGGAAGCGTGAAGATGGAAAAGGAATCACCGAAGATCAACCCGGAGAAGGCCGGAAATAAGCAGAAGAACGTCCCGGCCCCACAGCGGCCGGTCAACCCGCCCCTTCTTGGGCCGGGGTACATCAAGCATCGATTGGGGGCCTACCATGGCTGAGGCGAAGGGGATCATGCGTTACTGGGAGGCGCTCGAGTACGCCAAGAAGATCGGCTCGGAGGGGTTCGTGCCCGATCCCGAGACGACGGAGTGGGCTCTGGCTGCCGTTGCGTCGAAGCTCGAGGCGCTCAAGGTTGAGTTCGGGTGCTTCTACTCGTGGCTCCACGGCGAGCGCTTGTCGGACGACGACGAGGACGAGTGGGCTGATGGGTATCAGGACGCTCGCGCCGATGTCGCGCAGATCCTCAAGGAGGCGCACGCGCTCTTCGGCTGGAAGGACGCCAAGAAAGACCCGCCCACGGAGGACGTGGCGGCCGTCTATCTCGCGCTCGCCCAGGGCTGGGCCATGCCGGGCACGGCGGCCTTCAACGGCTTTTCTTGGCGGAATGGCTTCGGCGACAGCCTCGACGTGCTCTTCTGGCGGGAGATTCCGAAGGCGCCGCGGCGGACGTGGTACTGCCCCACCTGCGATAAGGAGGTCCCCGCGGAGGAAGTCACCTTCGAGGAGACGCACGACGAGCGGCACGGCGGGTGCGGAGGGCGCGTAGAATGAAGCTAGAACATCCCATCCTGTTCTGTGGAAGCATGATCCGGGAGATACAAGAAGGTCGGAAGACGATGACTAGGCGGGTCATAACGCCCCAACCGAAGCCGCTCGGCGACGACGGGCGAAGGACTTCCTACTCGTGGCGCGGCGGGTTGTACGCGCTCCGCTTCTACCCCGACAGGTCCGATATCCTGGAACACTGCCCATACGGCCGAGTCGGTGGTCGGCTTTGGGTTCGCGAGACGTTCGTCACCACCAAGGAAGGGGAGCCGATATACCGAGCCGACCCGATGTTCGACGGAATGGGGCCGGGGGATTTCGCGTGGTCCTGGCGCCCCTCGATTTACATGCCGCGCAAGCTGTCGCGAATCCTCCTCGAAATCGAGGAGGAGCGCGTAGAACAGGTGCAGGATATCACCGACGCGGACGCGGAGCGTGAGGGTGTCGATAGGACGAACGCGAGCATTCCAGGTTATTGCCGTGAGCGGTTCCGGAAGCTCTGGGACTCGATCAATTCAGACCGCGGCTTCGGATGGGGCACGAATCCCTGGGTATGGGTTCTCGGGATTAGGAGGATAGAGGCATGAAAAGCGATGAAAGCGTCGAAGCCCTGGGCCTCATGCTGGCGATAAGCGACCTTCGCATGGAGGTCGTGAGCCGATGCATCAATGCCGCCGAGGAATGGCACGCGCGGGTCTACACGCGCGACAAGGGAGCAAGGCAATCGCTCATGGCTGCCGTGGCCGAGGCTGGGGAGAGGGGACTTGCCAACTTCGACCTGAAGCAGACGGCCTATGCGACCTTTTTTCAGGAACGTGCTCGTGCTGATCGGGAGGGAAAGACTGACCTGAGCGGATGCGCGATCAGCGCCTCGGGCCAGGTCGTGCCCGCCCCCGCGCTGGATGGAAGGTTCGACCGGTTAACTCGGGCCCTCGATGATCTGGTCCGCGCCGGCGGTTCGGCCGAGGCGGTTGTAGGCGAGATGCGAATCCTGCTTGCGCTTCCTGGCATGGGCGGCTGGATAAGCGTGAAAGATCGATACCCCGAGAACGGGCAAGAAGTCATATTCGTCGTCGAGGCTGGAGACGAAGACTACGCGGGATCGGTGCAGAAGGGCCACTACCATCGGTACCAGTTCAGCGATGGCTGGATAGACCACGAGTTCTCTTTCCCGAGTCGCGGGACAAGGGCCTCGTTCTGGATGCCTGCTCCTGAACCGCCCAACATGCCAAGTGAAGGAAAGGAGAGCGTATGAGCAAGAGAGACGAGAGCGGAAAAACGAAGCCCTGCAATATCTGCATCTGCCAATCGTGCGCCGATCTCCCTGAGTTTGAGCACAAAGAGATGCTGGAGCATCTCAAGGCAGTTCATGGGCTCGACCTTAAAACTACGAAGTTCACCCGCACGATGATCATGCACCTGGACGGAGATAGGTGGTACGAGTGGCAGTGGCAATGGACCGAGAACAAGCCGGACGGTGTGCGATTTCAGCAGCTGGTTCGGGAGCTTCGCAGCCCCAGCGACATGATGTACCGGTAGGGAGTGGGAAAATCATGAAAGAAACGACACATGAAGCGATCAAGGCGGCGATGGGGCTCCTCGTCGAGCAGGTCGAGAAGTCGGATTTCCGGGACGAAAATGACCATCCGCTCGCGATGAACGTCGGCTACATTGGGGTGAAGGCCCTGGCCGAGACGATGAAGGGCGAGGCGGAACGCTCCTGCTTCACCTGCGAGCACCATGCGCTCTGCTTCCTTTTCCACGGCGTCCATGCGGCCGTGAACGACGGAATTCAGCTTCTGAACATCGACGGGGGAGCAGCGCCGGGCGGCTACAGCGACACCTTCCGGGCCCTCGGCCGTGCGTGCATGGAGTATCGCGCTCATGGGGAAGGGTATCCGGCCGCCCTCCAGTCTGCAAAGGAGGCGATCGGCGAGGCCATAGTTAAGCTTGAGCTCTACGAGAAGCAGGCCGTCCAGGACAACGACAAGGACCTCCTGGCGACGCTCGCGAAGCTCCGGGAGATGGTTGGCCGTGACGCATGATGAGCTCGTCGAGGTTGGTCGCCGCTGGCTCCTCCGGCCGTGGCGGAACGCGGCTCGCGAGGGGCATTCCGCTTGCGCCGTGGTCCTCACGGAGCTGAACACGTGGAACTACACCGGGGAGATTCCCGATGTGCTTGGCTGGGATGTCTCGAAGGGGCGGTCCATCCTTATCGAGTGTAAGACCTCCATCTCGGACTTCCGAGCCGACGCCGCGAAGCCATTCCGTCAGATCCCCGAGGACGGCATTGGAGTCCTCCGCTTCTTCCTCGCCCCCGCGGGGCTCCTTCCGGCCGATCGACTGCCCGCGGGCTGGGGGCTTCTAGAAGTCGGAGACACGGGCCGCGTGACGGCGACGAGGGTCTCCGGAGAATTCCCCTGCCGTCGAGACGCTGAGATAGCGCTCCTCCTGTCGGTTATGAGGCGCCTGGAGGTGAAGGACGGCCCGCATATCGCGATCCGGGCCTATACGAAGAGCCTGTCCGACGGGCTACGGGCGAGCGTGAGCATCGATGCGAGCACTGAAGAGGCGCTGTCCGGGGAGGAATCATGAGCGACGATCCCGAGTACGATGACCTCATGAGAACTGAGCGCCAGGCCGAGCGGTACCTCAAAAGGCATCATTACCGGATATCCGAGAGCCCGTGCTGCGCGAATTGTGAAGGCTACAGGGCTGGGATATCAATCGAAGACGCCGACGAATGCTCGAAGGCGAATCCACATAGGAGGTGGTCCACCGGTTTCATTTCCCCTCTTGGGATCTGCGACGCATGGGCGCGCGCCACCATAGGAACGAGGAAGATATGAACGAAAAGAACGATTTGAGAATGGATAGGATAAGGGCCCTGGACTATATCCAGAAGACGGGGCTCCAGGTTCCTGAGGCGAAGAAGGCGATCCAGGCGATCATAAACCTTGGGAAAGTCGGCCCCGTGGAAATAGGCTGCTCGGGGCCTGGTCTCGAAACGACAAAGGTACGGATCGACACGCATGTAGTAGCGAACGCGAAAAGCATCCTCCGAGGCCTCCGGGAGATTGGGAAGGCGGGGAAGTAAGGCATGGGACGAAAAAACTTCTCGCGTAACAACTTGGGCCAGAGGAAGGCCAACGACTTCTACCAGACGCCCCTCTCGATGACAGAGCGGCTCCTTGAGCTCATGCCCCTGGAGGCGGCCGATTTCCCGGTCATGGAGCCGGCTTGCGGCGGAGGGGCGATCGTGCAGGTGCTCGAGCGGCGCTACCCCGGCGCTCGGATCATGGCTTACGACATCAAGGACGGAATCGACTTCCTTCTCGAGGACCGGAAGGCGGAGACGATCATCACGAATCCGCCCTTCTCCCTCGCCCTGGACTTCATTAAGAAGTGCAAGGCTGTCGCGCGTCGCCGGTTCGCTCTTCTCCTGCCGATTGACTACCTCCACGGGTCGGCCCGCTTCCGGGAGGTCTTCGACGTGGTAGACGAGTGGCCGCTCGTCTCGTTCAACGTCTTCGTCCGCCGGGCTATGCTCGAGGACGGGGTACGGGCGGACGGGAAGTACCACACGGGCATGATCACGTGGGCATGGTATGTCTGGGAGCACCGAGACGCGCCAACGAGGAGCGCGCCTGTCATTCGATGGCTCGACAACGACGCGGACGTGATCCGCCGGGACGGCTGGCGTCTTGAGCACGAGCCGGAGGCCCAGCTCTTCGACGAGGCGCGGCCATGAAGCTCTACATCTCAGGACCCATCACGGGCGTGCCGGACTACAAGGAGAAGTTCTCCCAGGCCGCGGGGTATCTCGGACACCTCGGGGATGAAGTCGAGATCATCGACCCCTCAACCTTCGCCGGGGAGGACGGCTGGAACTGGGCGGACTGGATGCTCATCGACCTGCGGGCGCTTCGCGGAGCCGACGCTCTCGTCTCGCTGCCTGGCTCGATGGCCAGCCGCGGGGCGCGGGTGGAGGCGGAGTTCGCGCGGGGGATGGGTATCCCGGTACTCGACCTCTGTGATGTGCGAGCCTGGATTGCGAAGGGAGGGCGAGGATGAAACTGTTTGGGCTGGAGGTTCGGCGAGCCCCGAAGACGGAGCCGGGGTTCTCGAAGCAGCGGGATCTCTGGTATGTCTGCCCGGTATGCGGCCGCTTGACGATGCTGAATCGGCTTGAGGATGGAAGGACGATCCTGACTGCGCTTTGGGGAATCGACAAGATATGCCGCATCGAGCTCACATGCCCGAAGGGGCACAAGCTCATCTTGTTCTCGAAGGAGGAGGTCTTCGAGAAGATCGAGCCGGCGGAATGGGAGAGGCTCGCGAAAGAGGCGATGAATCCGTAATTGAACGTTGAATTGATTGTGGGTAAATCATTATTCTGATATAATATCAGGCAGTTTTTGAAGGCAAAAATGGAGGGAAAATGGACAACCCGATGATGCCCGAGATTGACAGCGTGATCCTGAAGTTCACTCTCGATCATCCCGAGTACATCGTTCAGCTCCGGCACGAGAGTCACCTGAATGCGATCGTCGCGGACATCATCGCCATCCCCGAGAATCGCGCAGCGCCGGAACGCCATTGCGCCGTCACCCTCGGGTTTCCCGAACTCTACGATATGGTTACGGAGGGCGTCGCCAGGAGGGCCCTGGAGGCCCGCCTTCAATACGCTCACGAATATCTCGTCTATGGTGAATCAGAAAAGGAGGATGGCGCATGTCGCACGCCGGCGCATCGGTGAACTGGACCCTGAAGAGCATCAAGAACGAAGTGGAGGGCCTCATGAAGGCCCAGATCGATACCGATTCCAAGTATCCCCGAGACCTCATCTTGGCGCTCGCCCTCGTTCATCGCGAGATTGGCGCCTTCCTCGGCACGGCCCCCGCGCTCACCGCGGCGCCCGTGGAGGCTCAGGACATGGGAGCGGTCGAGAAATCCCTCCGAGCGCTCGGGCTAGTCGACGCCATGCCGGGGACCCATCAGCACGTCGTCGCCCAGTACATTGCCGGCCTCGTGGCGAGCCTGGAGGCCGGACAGGCGCCAGCCGAGGGGCTCATTCCCGGAGCCGTCTCCATGGATGCGGGGGAGAGCTTGGCGGGGGGTGCCGTTGCGCCATGACCGCCAAGTGCCCCCACTGCGGCGCCCTGATCCGTTGGGTCACGACCTTGGGCGAGCCCATGATGGTCGAGAAAGAGGAAATCGAGATAATCACGGCCAGCGGGCGGAGCGCACGAGGGGCGCGACCGCATGTCTGTCCAAGGAGCGATGATGGGAGCCCCGGCAACCAAGGAAGTTCATGACTACATCGACGAGATATGCCGGAACGAGTTCTACGGCACGCTCTCGATCAAGATCGAACGGGGGGTCATCGAGGGTATCGAACAGAAGTTCTCCCTCCGCCTCGCCGACATCCGGTCGATCCTGCCCGAGAGCGAGGCCTCGCCCCGGCGGCGCCTTGTGATCGTGCGAAGGCCGGCGGAACCATCGCCGCAAGAGGAGACAGGCAAGGCCGGCAACGGTTGACCGTCTATTCTTGAAGGTTCTATAGTTTTTCCGATATGTAAGTCGGTGCTGAAAGACTCGGGCCGACACCACGCTCCTAGTAGCGGCGGTGTCGGCCTTTTTCATTTGCGAGGGGTGGCTGGATGGTCTGCAAGAAGTGCGGGGAGAAGGTGAAGTACATCAATAGCGCCGTCTCCGACGACATCATCATCGTCGACGACACCCTCGTGACCATCATCACCAACACCGGGCGCCAGGCTCGGGGATATCTTCGCCATCAATGCAAGGACGGGGCCGATGCCCAGAAAGAAGAAGGCTGACCCCGCCAGCGCCGAGGCCGCGCGGGGGGCTGGGGGCCGCGGGAAGGGGAAACAGGAGAACGCCCTCCCAGACGGGGAGGTCCTCGACCTGGACTCCATTGACTGGGGTGACGCAAAGCTGACGGCCATGCGGAAGCGCTTTATCTTCTGGTACACCTACCCCGGAAGCTCGTCCTACATGCGGTCCTCGGAGTCGGCGGTGAAGGCGGGGTACTCCAAGGGGCAGAGCCGCCAGATGGGCTACAAGCTCCGCCATGACCCCGAAGTAGCCAAGGTGATTCGCCGGGTGGTCGAGAACACCGTCAAAGCCGACCTGGAAGAGGAGTACCACCGCATTCTGGAGCTGAAGAGGCGCCGGGTCCACTACGACATCAAGGACTATTTCAAGAAGGTTACGGTCACCGACCCGGACACGAAGCAGCAATACCAGAAGGAGGTCCTCAAGGACCTAGACGAGCTCTCGGACGAACAGCGCCAGGCCATCGATTCGGTCGACTATCGCTCCCAGCGCGGCCTCAAGGTCTACATCATGGCCAATCGCGAGAAGAGCATGGACGACCTCGTTTCCATGTTCCAGAAGACCTTCGGCGACAAGGGCGATGACGGCTTTGATGTAGAGACCACGGCCGAAATCATCAAGGACAAGCTCTCGGTCAAGACGACCGTGCGGAAGAAGAAGGACCTGACCGCCGAGGCTGCGGCTGACTTCCTTGAGGCCTCCAGAAGCCTCCCGGAGGAAGAGTAGGTGAATACAAAAGCATACACTTTGAGGCTGAAATGGCGGTAACCGGCAAGCTCTGGACGCCCGAGGAGCGCCTCAACTACATAGACGCCTTCATCAAGGTGGACGGGAAGGATATCGACCTCGATTTCTGGCAGGAGAAGTTCGTCAAAGCCAACTACAAGTACTCCTGCATCCTGAAGTCGCGCCGTACCGGCTTTTCCTTCGCCACGGGCCTTAAGGGCTTCGTGAAGGCCATGGACCCGGCCAGGATCAAGTACGTGAAGCAGTTCGTCTCCTACAACGAGGACGACGCGAAGGAGAAGATCAACTACGTCAAGGAATTCTATAACAGCATCCCCAAGAAGTACAAAAAGAAGATCGTCTCGGACACAAAGACCCAGCTCGAGTTCCTGGATGCCGGCGGGAAGACGACAAGCCGCCTGATATCCATCGCCTGTCGGCCGCCGCGGGGCAAGGGAGGCGACATCTCCTTCGACGAGATGGGCATCTACCCGTCCAACAAGGCGCGGATCATCTACACGGCCGGCCTCCCGGTGATCGCCCGCGGCGGATGCGTCGAGGCGGGGAGCTCGCCGCTCGGGAAGGTCGGAACCTTCTACGAAATCTGCACGGACAAGCAGAAATACCCCGAGTACGCCCGATTTGTGGTCCCGTGGTGGTTTGCGACCTCTCTCTGCACGAACGTAGAGGAGGCTGTGAAGCTCTGCCCGCACATGGAGACGGAGGAGCGGGTCAACATCTTCGGCTCGGCATCCATCAAGAGCATCTTCAATTCCATGTTCCTGGAGGATTTCCAGCAGGAATTCGAGTGCTCCTTCGTCGATAGCGCGAGCAGCTACATCACCTTGGACCTGATCCATGCCAATACGCCGGGGATGAGGCCCGAAGACCGCACGGAGGAGCTCCGGGACGAGGACGAGGAAGCGGACATCGAGGTTCACGTCTTCAAGGACGCGGACTCCCTCCTTCTCGGCTACGATCCGGAGGTCCATGGCCGGATATACCTTGGTTACGACGTGGCGCGCCGCCGAGACGCGGCCGTCGTCTTCGTTATCGGGGTCACGAAAGACGGGAAGAAGCGCAGCGTGGCCGAGATCGAGATGACGAACACGAAGTTCGAGTTCCAGCTCGACGTGATCCGGAAGATCATGAAGAACCTGCCTGTGGTCCGCGGCTGCATGGACCAGACAGGCCAGGGAGAGCCGCTCTGCGAGAAACTCCAGGACGAGTTCGGCGCCGCGAAGATCGAGGGGGTCATCTTCAGCCCCGAGTCCAAGGAAACCCTCGCCATAGGCGTCAGGGCAGGGCTCGAGAAGCGCGAGTTCCTTCTCCAGAACGACCCGAAGTTCCACAAGCAGATCCACTCCATAAAGCGAATGACGACCTTGGCGGGCCGATTTCGCTATGACGCCCAGAGGGACGAACAAGGCCACGCCGACAGCTTCTGGGCGTGGGCTCTGGCGAATTTCGCCATCACCGACACCGCGAAGGCGGCCGGGAATGGCGGTTTCTATAAACAGTACGCAGAAAAGCAGGGCAAGCCCGTGAAGTCGACGACGAAGAGATATGTCGCTCCTGGCGTGCTGGCGAGACTCGGGAGGATACGATGATGAACCGCATATCTCAGGATGAAATTCTTAGCTTCCTTGCTAAGTCGCGCGTCGTGAAGCCGGAGGCCAAGGCCCTAGTGCCGGCCAAGCCCGCGGCCTCCCCGGATCGGGCCATTGAGCCGATCCGGTCGGTCATGCTGAACCCCTACAGCCGCCTCATGTACAAGGGGACGCGGAACGTCATTGAGCCGAACAGGAAGCTGGACTACCGCATCCTCCGCGTCGTGGCCGAGCGGGCGTGGATCATCAACGCCATTATCGGGCACCAGATCAACCAGGCCCGTCCCTTCTTGAAGCCATCGACCGACAACAACATCCGTGGCTTCCAGATTCGCTTGAAGGACGGCGAGAGGGCCCCTTCGGCGCGCGAGAAGGAGCTCATGAAGGGCTACACGGACTTCTTCCTTAGGACCGGCTTTGGAAGCGATCCGGACCGCGAGGATGACCTTACGAACTTCTCGGCCAAGGTAATCCGGGACCTCCTCACCCTCGACCAGGTGACCACGGAGCTTCAGCGGACGCAGGCGGGCAAGCTCTATGCCTTCTGGGCGGTGGACCCGGCGACGGTCTTCAAGTGCTCCGAGGAGGGCTACAACGGGGACGACCGCATCCGCTTCGTGCAGGAGGTCGACCTCCAGGTGACGGCCTACTACACCCGGAACGACATGATTTTCGACTACCAGAACCCGAGGACGGACATCGAACACGCGGGCTACGGCTATTCCGTGGTCGAGCAGGCGATCGACCTAATAACGGGCATGATCAACTCCTTCATGTACAACATGGGCTTCTTCACCGAGGACCGCCTCCCCCGCGGAATGCTCCTTCTACAGGGCGACGCGGATATGGAAGAGGTCGAGATGATCGAGGACTACCTCGTCAACATCATGTCCGGCGGGCCCATGTCGAAGTGGCGCGTGCCGATCATCCCTGCGGGGAGCACGGGCAACGGAAGCGAGGGCAGGAAGTTCGAGTGGGTGTCCCTTCAGGGCTCGAACAAGGACATGGAATTCACCCAGTGGACGGAGTTCCTATGGTCGAGCGTAGCGGCCCTGTTCGGGATCGACCTTGAGGAACTCGGCATCCGGACCTCGAAGAGTACATCGGTCATCCCCGAGAACCCGGCGCCCCGGCTCGAAGCCTCGAAATCCCGCGGCCTCGCGGCGGTCCTGTCCTTCCTGGAGTCCCACTATCAGAAGATCCTTGACCGCCTGGACCCGCGCTTCGACTTCGAGTTCATCGGCTACGAGAAGGACGATCCGGGCCTGAAGAACACGACCATGGAGGCGGAGCTCCGGTCCATCAAGTCGATCGACCAACTATTGGCGGAGAGGGACCAGAAGCCCTTCAATCAGCCGTGGTCCAAGATTCCCCTCAATCCCTACGTCGTGCAGATGGTCATGGCGGCCCAGGGGCAGGCTCAGGGCGGGCAGGACGGCGCCGGCGAGGCGCCCACGCCTCCGGGGGCCGAGGAGTACGACGGAGGCGACGAGGAGGGCAAGGGCGACTCCGAGGACGCCATGGCTGCCTACAAGAAGCTCCTTATGGGTGACGGCGGGCAGGAGGGCCCCGAGGCGGGCTCCGGGAAGCCTCAGGTCGGCGACCGGGAGGCGTCGGCGCAGTCCCGGCCGCGGGGGAGCGGGGGGCGGAGCGCGGGCCCGGAGGCTGGCGGCAAGCGGAGCATTTTCGACGAGATGGGGAAGTCCATCTCGGACGACGTGATAGAGATCATCGTCTAAGGGGCCGGGCATGGAGTACAAGCTGATCGTCCGGGATGTGGACGAGGAGAATCGGAAAGAGAAGTACCTGACGGCGGTCGATTCACTAGCCAAGGCGATGAAGGTCCCCGTCACCCTCAAGCCGAAGTCGGAGCATCAGGAGGCCTTCCCGTACCGGTCCTACGAGGACCTCGTGCAGAAATGGACCTTCATGTATGCGGGACTCCTAGACCGCATCTACGAGGCTGCGTGCCATGCCTTCGACCTACCCCGGATAACGATCTTCAGTAAGGCGGCCGACACGGACCCGCTCGTCTACAAGGGGAAGGTCATCTACTCGCCCGAGACGGGGCGGCCCATGTCCATGAGGCAGTGGGGCGAGTTCACCCGGGCGATCGAGCGCTTCTTGAACCGGGGGCTGTGGGGGGGCGAGGAGCGCATCGTCCTCGACTCGGCCGCCCTCGGGAAGGTCCTTGATCGGATGCTCAAGTACAACTCATGGGAGGCCGTGGAGGCGAAGCGCCTCGCTGAAATCGAGTACTGGAGACACAACTTCGAGTACATGTCCGATCCCGTTAATTTCAAACGCATGTTCGGCGTGGGCGACTTCGAGGCCGATAGGATCAAGGTAGCGGAGACGGCGTGCGCGCAGTACATCCGCGACATAGACCAGAAGACCAAGAGCGCGATCACGCAGAGCTTCATCTCGGGCGTGAGGGAGCGGAAGTCCAAGAGCGAGGTGGCTCAGGACCTCTTCGACCGCTTCGGCGGGCTGAACCGGGACTGGCAGCGGATAGTCGAGACGGAGATCAACGAGAACATGAACACCGCCTTCCTCCTATCCGAACGTTCGGATGCAAAGGCGGGAGAGAAGCTCTACTTCCAAAGGATCGAGATGCACGACGAGGCGACGTGCGCCCATTGCCAGCGCATCCGGGGGATGGTGGTCCTCTGGTCCGACGAGGCCCTCGGTGACGAGAAGATCGACGACCCCTACGCGAAGGTGGCTATCTGGGAGGGGAAGACGCGGGTCGGGAAGCGCGCCTCCGACGACTGGGTAGCGGCCGGTTCTCAGCATCCATGGTGCCGCGGATCGTGGGCCCGCTGGCTGGCCCCGGCGGTGAAGGACGCGAAGAGCATGTACGATGCCGCCATGGCTAAGCTGAAAGGCCGGCAGGAGGCGTGGGGCGCGGCGGTGGCGAAGGCTCGGGCCGAGTTCGAGGCCAAGGGCGTCAAGCGCCTCGACGACTCAACGCCGGGCTACCTCGATCGCATCAACGAGATTTACAAGGGCACGACGGAGGGCGGGCTATGAACATTTTTCAGCGATTCATCCTGATACCGGCGCAGGACGCGCTCGAGAAGGCGAGGAGAAGCGCCCGCCTCGTACAGAGAGACATCACGCTCACGAACAAGGACGGGACCACCTACCGAAAGCGCGTATGGGTCCTCCCCAGCGAGGCCAAGGCGGAGAAGCCTCGGGCGGCCCAGTTCGACCTCTTCGATGGCGGCGCCCCCGCGGCGGAGGAGCCGAAGCTCGGCATCGAGAAGCCCAAGACTCCGACGCCGGCAGTCAAGGCGGCGAGCTCCAAGCTGGACGGCAAGTTCCAGGAGTGGAAGAAGGACCACGGGGACCTCGTACTCAGTTCGGCCGATGTGACGAAGTGCTTCGAGACAAGCGGGCCGGCGGCCAAGCGCTACATGGAGGCCAAGGTAGCCGCCGGCGAGGCCTTCGCCTGGAACAACGGACGGGCGACCTTCTACGCCATCACGGGGACCGCTGGCGAGACGAAGCTGAAGGAGCGGAAAGCCGCGGGGGATAAGAAGCAGGCCCGCGTTGACTCCCTCGCGCGGAAGCTCGGGGACCTCGTGGAGCGCAAGAAGGCTGAAAAGGAAGCCTCCCCGGAGGACACGAAGCGGCGTGACCTGTCGCTCTCCATCAAGGAGACCCCGTTCAGGGACTACGGATCATGGGGAAATAAGGGAAAGCACCTAAACCCCGCGGCGAGGGCGAAGCTCAATCAGGAGGTCGCCGAGCTCCTCCTTAAGCCGCGCGATGAGCTTTCGGCCGAGGATGTCGAGAAGGTCCGGAGGTACTCGGGCTTCGGCGGCGTGAAGGCGGACGACGAGCGCGGAGTCCTCTACGACTTCTTCACCTCCCCTCCAGTGGCGAAGATGACGTGGAAGATGCTCGACAAGATAGCCCCGATCGCGGCCGGCGAGTCGGTCCTTGAACCCTCGTGCGGGACAGGCGTTTTCTTCGAGGTCGCCCCGGAAGGGCTGGATCTTCACGGCGTGGAGCTCGACAAGAGGACGGCCGCGGCCGCCTCGATCCTCCAGGAGGGCGCAGCGATCCATTCCGGGAGCTTCGAGCAGTTCAACCTCTACAACGAGCGCCAGTTCTCGCGCGTGGTCGGGAATGCCCCGTTCGGCGATCGGTCGGTCCTCACCTCCTTCATGGACATGCCCGAGGAGAAGAGTCTCGACCGCTACTTCCTCTCCCGCTCCCTGGACGCACTTGCCGACGGCGGGTCCATGGCGCTGATCGTCCATCCCGGCGTGATGGATGGCAAGGGGAACCGGGACTGGCGGGCCGAGATGCTCAAGAAGGGGCAGTTCATGGGCGCCGCGAGGCTCCCGAACGGCTCCTTCAAGCATACGCAGACCGGCGTACAGCCGGATATCATCTTTTTCCGGAAGTACCCCGAGGAGACGCGCCAGCGCCTCGCCCAGCTCGACGAGAAAGGTCTCAAGGCCGCCGGGTTCTGGAATGAGGCATGGGTCGAGGGCTCCTACTACAAAGTGAAGCCCGAGCACATCCTTGGCGCACTCGCGGAGGGCGCCGGAAACTGGGGCCGGGACGTGGTAGAGGGGGAGCTCTCGCTCGCCGACATGGACGCGGCCGCGTCCCGCTTCGAGCCCGAGGCGGACATGACGGTGGAGGACCTCGACAGGCTGCGCTCCATGACGAAGGGCGGCGCGGCGGCGCCAAAGAAGAAAGGCGACGAGCTCGCGCTCACGGAGGGAGAGGCGGAGGCCGTCGCGGCCAAGACCCTGACCGTGGGGGCGACGAAGAGCGAGGACGGCCGGGTCTACCGCCTGAACGCGAACCATCGATGGGAGCGCGTGAAGGGCGCCGACGAGGTGGCGGCCGAGAAGCTCGAGCGCGTCAAGGCGATAGCCGAGGCCGTCAAAGGCATCCGGGACGCCATGAGGGCCGACGAACCCGTCGACGATCTCCAGAGAGAGGCCCGGCGCCTCCTCCAGGCCTACGAGGAGGCCTATGGCGTGGCGCCGCGGGAAGACAAGGATATCCGGAAGGTCCTCAACGCCAATGCGGCTCTGGCGGGCGTTTACGAGGGCCTCGTGGGTATAGACGACGACCTCCTCACGAAGCAGAACGTCTATGCGAAGGAGATCGAGATCGTCGACGGGCACAATCCGGCGGTCACGGCCCTCCTCACCCTCCAGAGGAACATGATCGAGGCCACGCCGAAGCAGCTCCGCGCCTACTTCCCGAATGACTTCGAGGGGCTCAAGGCCTCCCTTCAGGAGTGCGCCGATGCCTTTCTGACGCCCGAGGGGGCCTGGCAGCTTCGGGAAGACTTCATCGCGGGGAACGCCTGGGACAAGGTTGACGCCCTCCGCAAGGCGATAGATAAGCACCCCGGCGAGAAGTTCGCGGCCGCGCGGGAGAAGTGGCAGCATGGCGTGGACGAGCTGGAGAAGGCTGTCGGATGGGTCCCGATCGAGGAAGCGGAGTTCACGCCCCAGTCCTCGTGGATTCCTGAGGAGCTCATCGACCAGTGGGCCCGCGACGGCAACGGCATGGACTTCGGGTACGCCTTCGGTGAGTTCCACCTCGCGAGGAATGAGGAGGGGAAGTGGGGCGTCGTCTACGACGAGGACAAGTACGTCCGAGGAAAGAACTGGCGCGAGGCGGGGCATACCATCGCGGCCGGGGACTGGCAGGACTACAACCACGAGCTCGTCTACTTCCTCAACATGCAGAAGCAGCGCTCGAGCCGGATCGACACCGAGACCTTCAACCGGAACGCCGAGGACAACTTCAAGAACTGGGTGTCGAACAACCCCGAGGTCCGGAAGCAGCTCGAAGAGCTCTACAACCGGAAGTTCAACGCGGAGATCGGGGCTCCGACGAAGACCTACGCCGTGAGAATCGACGGATGGAGCCCCAAGATCGTCCTGGGCGGGCATCAATGGCAGTCCATCCACCACCTCTACCGGGCCGGGAAGGGCATCACGGCGCTCGGGACGGGCTTCGGGAAGACCCTTGCCGCGATCGGCCTGATCGGGCTCCTCCGGCAGGAGGGGAAGATCAAGCGGCCCATGGTCCAGGTCCCGAACAACAAGGTGAAGGACTGGATCAAGGAGATCGCCAAGGCCATGCCCGGCCTCAAGGTGGGCGCCGTGGACCCCGAGACGGAGGGATACTCGAACCAGGTGAAGCGCTACAAGATGTACCAGGAGCTCGCGAACGGGGACTTCGACGTGATCGTCCTTCCCGAGTCCGCGGCCTCCGAGATACAGCTTAGGCCCGAGGAGGACCAGCGCATCACCGACGACATCGTAGCCGGCCAGATCATGGACAAGGCGGCCGCGAAGAGCTCCCGAAAGATCGAGCAGGCCAAGGAGACGGCTCGCGGGAAGCTCGAAGCCGGGAAGACGAACCAGACCATCAACTTCGAGGACTTCGGTTGCGATGCCCTGTTCGTGGACGAGGCCCACAACTACAAGAACCTCTTCAGCTCGAGCCTCTCCCGCGATACGGGGATGAACGACGGTCGGCGCTCGGACCGCGCCATGAGCCTGTTCAAGAAGAGCGAGTTCATCCGGCGGGGGCATGACGGCAAGAACGTCTTCCTTCTCACCGCCACGCCGCTCACGAACAGCCCGCTCGAATACTACAACATGCTCATGCACGTCGCGCCGGAGGAGCTCGACCGCCTGAACATAAGGACGATCGACGACTTCATCCGGAATTTCGCCGATATAGAGGTGCAGCCGAAGTGCGACTGGGGCACGGGCAAGACCATAGACGCGAAGGTACTCAAGGGATTCAAGAACCTGCGGACCCTCCAGGACATGTTCTTCAAGTACACCGACCTCCAGAACGATCCCACGAAGATCGGCCTCCCGAAGCCGAAGGCCAACAACAACCCGAACGTCATCCCCATGCAGGAAGACCAGACGGGCGTGCTTCGCGATCTCTCGGCCCAGCTCGAGGAATTCAAGGCCCTGGGGAACGACGAAAAGGCCGAGAAGTACCCCGGCCAGAGCTTCCTCACCTTCTACTCGCGGATGCGGACGGCCTCGCTCGACCTCGAGCTCTACAACCCCTCGAAGTACGCTGGGTGGAAGAACCCGAAGCTGTCGAAGCTCGCTGAGAACGCCATGGAGAGCTTCAAGGCGACGGGAGGCGGGCAGGTCGTATTCTGCGACCGCGTCCTCTCAGGCGACGGCTCTTTCAACATGCACGACAAGATCAAGGCCGCCCTCGTCGCACAGGGATTCAAGGACTCCGAGATCGTCGTGGTGAACGGCATCACGAAGGCCGGCGGGAAGAAGAGCGACACGGCGCTCGAGAAGGAGGTGTCGGCGGCGATCGATGGCTTCAACGCGGGGAAGTACAAGGTAATCATAGGGACGACGCCGACCCTCGGCGAGGGTGTGAACCTCCAGGACAACAGCGCTGCCCTTCACCACTTCGACATCCCCTACCGCCCGTCGGACTTCATCCAGAGGAACGGCCGTATCGACCGCCAGGGGAACAGGCAGGCATCCGTGGCGCTCAACACCTACCTCACCGCGGGGACGATCGACAATTACTCCGTCAACCTCGTACAGAACAAGGCGAACTGGATCGACCAGCTTCTCCGCACCAAGTCCAACGTCTTCACCAACCCGAACGACGACTCCTTCGTAGATCCCGACGAGCTCCTCCTCGCCCTCACCGAAGAGTGGGGCGACAAGGAGAAGGCCAACGAGCGGCGCGCGGAGATGGAGAAGATCAAGACCGGCAAGATCAAGGAGGCGAACGCCCAGAAGGTCCACGAGACGCTCGCGGCCCTCAGCCTCATGCGGGGCTCGATCCGCGGCTTCGAGGGGGACAAGGGCACCGTCCAGTACCAGAACCGCCTCCGGAAGCTCTACAACATGGAAGAGGCCCTCAGAGGCAACCCGGAATTTCAGAATCTCGAGCTCCTCAAGGACAACCCGCCCGACTTCATCTACGACAAGGCGGAGCGTCGGGTCTACAAGCCGGGCGACGTGTTCATGATGAGGAGCGGCCCCTTCGTCGCCATGACCATCAACCACAAGAAGCAGACGATGCTCCTGAAGCCCGCTTCCCAGGAGGGGAGCGGGTGGACTTCCGATTGGGTCGAGTGGAAGCAGGGCGGCGGGGAGCACTGGACGCACGTAGCGAGCCCGACAAAGGAAGACCTGTCCGGCCTCAAGTCTCTCTATGCCCCGGCGGACTTCGCCGGCCAGGCGGAAGCCTTCAAGCGGGACCGCTATCGGGATATGCTCCGGCTCTCGCCCGACCGGGAGACCCGGTACTGCAAGGTCAACGCCGAGGGGAAGGTTGAGATCGCCTCGAAGGGATGGTCCTTCTCCGAGAAAGACATCAAGGAGGCGCTCAACCCCTATGTCGCTGAGGACCGGGCGCGGATCGTCGCGGCCGTGCGCTCGGGCGAGGCTGAGGCGGATGGCGGCGCGATCAACGATCCGGTCTTCGAGCAGACAGGCATCGCCGAGGCGCTCAAGGAGCCGGCCATGAAGGCCTACCGGGCCCACAAGGAGGCCGAGTATATCGACTCCATGGCCTCGACCTATTGGAAGCCCGTGGAAGACATCGTGGAGCGTATGAAGCGCCGCGGGGTCCGCGGGGCCTCGGCCTATGAGCTCCACGACATCATCGAGATGAACCCGGACTACGAGGTCGAGTACAACCGCGCCTACGGCGGAAGGGCGGGCTATGCGTTCAGGAAGCGCCCGCAGGTCGAGAAGTCGATGCGCATGATCTACCGGAATGGTCCGCGACTGGGTATAATGAGAAAGGAGGGCTGAAGCATGTTCTACGACAATGAATTCGTGGATGGCCTCGTCAACAAGCTCCGCGTTCCGGGCGGTGACGAGTACCTGAAGCAGATCGCCCTCAGCATCGGGGACATGCTGAAGAAGAACCGCCGCATCTACAAGAGCTTCGGGGTCTACTGGTGGGCCGTGAAGGATGCACTACGGCAGTTCTACCCCGACAAGTCGGCGTGGTTCATGGGCCCCTACAGCGATGAGCTCATGAAGGAGCGGGCCTGGCACGGCGACCTCTTCAGGTCGGTACTGGCCGGGGTCTACTACCACGGCCGCCAAGAGGCCTACGTCAGCGACCATTCCTGGACCGATCCTGAGGGGGTCGACCATTCCTATACGCTTTTCGACGAGAACGCGGGATTCTGAATAGGCCGGGCGCCGCTGGGGCGCCCGAGCCATAGAAAAAACCTATTACCGAACGTGCACGGAGGCCAATATGCCCGGATTGTATATCAGGAAGAACACCGACAACGAGGAGAGCCTCGTAGCGAAATCGATCCCCGAGGGAGGACTGGATAGCCGATTCTACGCGGCCTTCATGAAGCTGTTCGCGGGGGAAGATGGGAAGATCGACATCTACGGCAACAAGAGCAAGCTGAAAGACCTGGATGGATTCCCTCAGGGGCTCGACCTCGAGAACTGCGAGCTTATCCGCTACGGGAAGGACATCGCCTACTTCGAGGCCGGTGGCGACTGGCAGCGCGGAGTAGTCCTCGGCGTAGGGCTCAAGGACGGGAAGCTCGCGATCATTTCCAAGTTCGACGAGGTTCGGCCCCAGGCCAGGACGGAGCGCAGGGAAGTCGCGAAGAAGCTCGTCATTCAGAAATCGAGCCCCGTGTGGAAGGCAGTATCCTCGGCGGGCCTTTTGACGGAAAAGGAGCTCCTCGGTGTAGCCGAAACCCATAACCCCGAGCTGGCTGTGGGTATCAAGGTCGAGATGGAGCACCACGAAGGCCGCGCGGAGGCCCGCAAGATCGCCGAGGACCACCTCAAGGAAGATCCCGACTACTACAAGAAGCTCATCGAGGCTGGCCTGGTTGACGAGCCGGCGGCCATCGAATCGGCGAAGAGGCTCGGACTCAAGAAGGCGATGTCGGCGCTCCTCGCGGTTCCTATCCTCGCGAAAGCGCGTGACCTCTCCCGCTTGGTCCGGCGGGCCGTCGACGTGCATCGAAAGGACGGGGCCATCGTCAAGCAGATGCGCTACGTCCGCCCTGGAGACGAGGAGGCCACCCCGCGGCGGCCGGCGGGCGAAGAGGCCTCCTCCCCTCGGCATTCATCGGAACAGGTGGAGCATCTTCTCGACCCGGACTACCAGAAGAGAATCGACAAGAAGAACCTCGTGCAGCCCTCCAAGGATATCGAGGAGCTCTACCGCCTCGCGGAGGACGCCAGGGCGGGGTTCAAGGCCTCCGTCGAAGAGGCCGCGAAGAAGCTCGGGGCCCTCGAAGTGCAGTCTCGGGACAAGCTGAAGGACCGCGGCCGCGTTGAGGAGAAGATGCGCGAGGACTGCGCCCCCGACGCCTCCCAGGTCTACGACTTCGACGGCCATACCCTGATATTCGACGGGCTGGAATCCATGGCGGCCGCCGTGGAGTTCTTCATGGCGGACCCGCGGGTGATGAGACTGAAGAACAACTTCGCCACGCCTTCGCCGGTCGGGTACCGTGACATCAACATGAACGTGAAGCTACCGAATGGGATGATATCCGAGGTCCAGCTCACCACGAAGGCGATGGCCGAGGCCAAGAGCGAAGGGCACGTGTTCTATGAGGTGTGGCGGGAGCTGAAGGATGAGCCGAAGAACGACAAGATCACTCGATTGGTCGGGGGCGCACAGATAGCGCTGTATCAGGAAGCGTGGGCGGCGAGTCAGTCTCCGGAGGCTTTCGCCAACCGCAGGGCCTCGTCCTTCGAGATCGCGCGGCCGTTCACCATCAAGTCGGCGAGGGTGATCGGGGATTCCTTCAAGGAGCTGTCGGAGAAGACGCGGAAGCACTTCCGGGAGGCGTTGTCGCGGGCGAAGGGCACGTCCTCGCGCTCGAAGAAGTCCATGTCTTTGGATTCGATGTTAGGCATTTCCAGACCCTCCACCTCAGAGTATACCGCCGCTAATAGCGACTTGCAAGAGTCGGAGTCGCTCAGGAAGGCCCTTTTCATCATCCCCATGCTGGAGAAATCGCGCAGGAACCCGAAGCTGGTACCGAAGAAGGTCTTCGTGACGAGGGACGGGACGCGCTTCGAGACGACCGTGTGGGTCCTTCCCGCGGAGGCCAAGAAAGACACCCCCCTCGGGGTGCAGTTCGACATGTTCGCCGAGGCGGAGGTCGAGGAGGCCCTCTGGCGCCAGAAGCTCCTCGCCCAGCTCAAGAACGGCGCCAAGGTGTCGTTCAAGGGGAAGAACGGTAAGAAGGCCATCGGGAAGATCAGCTACTTCGCCGGCGGCGTGTCCCACGTCCTCGCGGACAGGGAGATGCTCGCCGTGAAGCCCGAGGACATCAAGGAGATTATCCCTGAGAGGGAACCCGACAAAGTGGCCGCCCTCATGGCCAAGGCCTCGCCCGAGACGCGGGCCGCCACCGAGGCCCAGCTCTTCGGCGCGAAGCTGGAGGAGCGGCCTCCGGAGCCCTACACCTTCGAGCCGCGGCGCGTGAAGGGCGACAAGGTGGAGTACCTCGACTTCCGGGATGCGATCCCCGTCAAGATCAGCCTCGCCTCCGAGAAGGATATTCTGGGGAAGCCCGCGCCTGGCTGGATACCCCGAATCGACGACAGGTACTTCGACAGCTCGGGGAACCGCGTCGAGGCCGTGAAGCTCGGCGACGGCGACTACATGGTGCGCCTTGGCGACGGGAAGGCTTCCTTGGGCGTGCTTTACGCCCGAGTCGGGGTCGATGTCCTGGCTGCGATGCAGGACTACTACCTGAAGCGGGCGAAGGTCCGAGCGAAGGAGTACGACGAAAAGCAGGCGAAGCTCTATTCCGGCATGAGGCTCAAGAAGACCTCCGTGAGGATGCTCGGAGAGAACAAGGCCATGAGGACGACGCTTTCCATGGCCTCCGCCCTTCTCGACGTGCAGGGCTCGGCGAGGTGGAAGCCTATCCGAGAGGCCGTCGTCGACATGAAGCAGAAGCTCTCCGACATGAACATCCAGATCGAGGAGAACTATTCCGCCTATGCCAAGGGGCAGGAGACGGCCTACGGCGACAAGGGGACGAGGAAGGACCTCCTGGACGAGTACGGCGTGCTCGTGAAGCGCCAGAATGGCGACGCGATCAACACGAAGGAGATCCAGGACATCAAGACCGCCCTGGACGCGGTATACAGCATCTATGGGAACCGCTCCTCCATGGCCAAAGGCTTCGGCCTCAAGGTGAGCCACTCCGGGAAGGTGCTCATGCACGCCCGGAACGCGGCCGGCGTCTACTTTCCTGCCCATCATGCGATCGGCGTCACCATGCAGAACGGCGAAACCGGCTTCGGGTTCACGCTCGCGCACGAGTGGGCGCACTTCATGGACAACTACCTCGGCACGCGGGGAGGGCGCCACTTTTACGCCTCGGACGATTGGTCCTCGCTCCCCGGCCAGATCGCGCGGACGTTCCGCTCGAACATGGCCACGGCCCAGACCTCGGATTACCAGAACCGTACCTGCGAGTGCTTCGCCCGCGCGCTCGAGCAGTTCTTCGCCACGAAGCGCGAAGCCCAGGCCGAATACCAGGAAACCTGGAACAAGCGCGGGAATCATCCCAAGCAGGAGGTCTACGAGGCGAAGGTCCTCCCCCTCGTCGAGCGTTTCTTCGTTGAGGACGACGAGCTCCTCAAGGCTCTCCGCCTAGAGAAGGCCGAGACCTGGAGCGGGCATAAGCTCCAGGGCAGGACGACGCTCCAGGGCATGGACATCAGCATCGAGAACCGGAAGGGCAGCGTCCGCCGCGGCGTCGACAAGGACGGCCACGAGTGGGAAACGAAGATGCACTTCGACTACGGGTACATCCGAGGGACCGTCGGGAAGGATAAGGACCACCTCGACTGCTACATCGGCCCCGATACCGAGTCGGAGAAGGTCTTCGTGGTCCATCAGAACGACCCGGTGACCGGGGACTACGACGAGGACAAGATCATGTTCGGCTTCGACGGCCCCGAGGAGGCCAAGGCGGCCTACTTGAAACAGTATGACCGGCCCGGATTCTTCGGCCGGATGGATGAGACGAGCATCGAGGCGTTCAAGGAAGAGGCCTTCAAGAAGGCGAATCACGGCAAAAAGCTGATCGTGAGGTGAGCATGTTCTACAGAATCGAAAGCTACGCATACAGGCCCGAGGGGCTCGAACAGCTTCGGAAGTCCGGCGTCCTGGACGTAGAGCCCGACGGGTATACCGAACTCTCGATCCGCGAGTATTTCACCATGCAGAAGTCGCTCCGCGTGGCGCGGGAGTACATCCGCCTCCAGAAGGCCGAGTCCATCGGCGCCGGAACCGGAGGAGAGCGCCAGGCTGCCGCCCCGAAGGCGAAGGCGGCTCTTCCGCGGGGTGCGCGGTGGATCACGGTCCATCCAAATGGGGCAGAAGACGGGACTCCGGTCCTAATCCAGGATACCGGCAGCGGGACGGCCCACGTCATCGCCGGCGCCGGCGGCAAGCTCAACGGGCTCAAGCTGAACAAGATCAAGAGCAAGGACGAGTACGCCCAGGCGATGGAGCAGCGGAAGGAAGACAAGAAGCGGAAGCAGCTCGAGGAGAAGCTCCGAGAGCAAGAGGAAGTCTCCCGCATGGGCGCCGACGAGCGGAAGGAGTACAAGTCCCAGAAGAAGGCAGCCAAGGATCTGCAAAAACAGGCCGTGGCGGAAGAAAAGAAGGCCCGAGCTGAGGCCGAAGAGGGTTTCACCTCCTACATGGCCGACCTCATGGGGTGGGACCCGTCCCCGATCGAGGAAGACTTCGCCCAGCCGCGGAAGGCCCTCCTCGAAGAGATGACGCAGGCCGAGGAGGACGGGGACAAGGTGGCCGTGAAGCGGCTGGAGAAGGAGCTCGAAGTCAACAAGAAGGCCGAGGAGCGCGCCGTCAAGAGCCAGAGGGCGAACTTCATGTCCTCAGCTAAGGATGCCGTGAGGCAGATACAGCGCGAGCTCATCGGCGACGCGGACCTGCGGGCGCAGGTGGAGGCCGGCCTTGGCGGAGACACCGGCGCCGGGGAAGTGCTCAAAAAGGAGAATTCCGGGCACGGCAAGGGCTTCGTGGCCGGATACCGGGAGAGCGCCGAAAAGAAGGGCGGTCTGGACGAGGAGGCCTTGAAGCAGGAGAAGGACGAGATGTTCTCCGAGCGCATGGCCGAGATCGCAAAGGATAACCCCAGTCTGGCCTTCATGATCACCCGCGGCATTGAGACGAACCGGCGGATCAACGGCGTCAAGAACGACATGTACGAGCGCGAGGAGACGCCCCGCGCCCCAATAGCCGAGGTGGACAAGAAGACGGAGGTCCTGAAGCACTATCTGGAGATGAAGAAGAAGCTCGCCGAGCTCGACAAGAAGAAGGACGGCGGGACCCAAATCAAGCTCGACGGGACGGCCGACGAAGCCGCCGATTCAGTCGAGGACCTCGCCTACGGCAAGGGCGTCACGCTGGACTTCCACGAGCTCCTGGACGCCGACCTCGAGAGCGAGGCTGAGAGAATCAAGACGGAGCGCCAGGCGACCGTTCACTCCTCCCTTCTCGACGCGATCGCGAAGAACCCCGGCGGCGCCGAGAAGTGGATAGCCAACGGCAACTACTCCGGTTTCAACTCTATCGCCCTGGCAGCCATGAAGACGGAAGGCCTCGACCGCGATGCTGTCGACCTTCTCGGGGTCGGGGCGAGTTCGAAGCTCCTAGCGATGATGGCTCGCCGATCGATGTCCACGGAGGACTACAAGACCTTCGCGGAGGGCATGGCGCGCTACCACGAAGCCGTCAACGAGACCATCGCCTCCGAGGCCATCGAGAGGGGAAAGGACCTCCTCGCGCGAGCCGAATCGATCAAGGAAGAGATCGCGGCCAACCCCGCCGACCTCGCGGCCGCGGCCGAGCTCAACGAGTCACGGCTTTCCTACCTCGATGAGGCGAATCGCATCATCGGCCAGGCCCTTGGGAGCCTCGAAGCCTCCGCGGCTATGGTTGTGGAGCTCAAGGGCTCGAAAGACCCGGAAAGCCTGGAGGTCAACCTCGGGGATATCTCGAACGAGGACGCGATCGTCAGGATGCACGCCCTCGGGCTGTCGAAAGACGACTATGCCATCGATTCGGTCGGCGGAAGCAAGGTGGTGACGATCAAGACCCCCGACAAGCTCATCCACCCGGTCGACGCCGAGGAGCTCCAGATCGAGGAGGAAGTCGACGCCATCAAGGCCGGGGAGCGCGACGAGGAGAACTGGCTGCCGGCGGGCCTCGTCCGTCGCGACGCCGAGAGCTTCGACGACCCCGGCCCCGACACCGAAACCCCGGCAGGAGACGTGGACAACCAGAGCCTCGGGGACGACGCGGAGGCGATCCACAAGACCGAGGAGGCCGTTCACCGGACTCTCGGCGAGATGCCCGAAGGGGCCTTTGCCTTCAAGCTCCTGGAAGACCTTACCCCGCAGGATCAGACCGACCTCCGACGGTACTGGGAGCGGAACATCTACAAGGGGAGCATGGCCGAGGCCACGTCAGGGCAGAACCTCGCGACGGGCAAGGCGGCGTCCCGGCAGGGGGCTTGGGCGAAGTTCCTCAAGGGGGAGAACGGGGGAAGCGAGGAGGCAGCCTTCGCGGCGATCCGTCAGGACCTCATCGAGAACCACTCGACGGAAGACATGTTCGGCGAGAAGGACATCCCCCCTCTGGCTCGAGTCGTACCCGGCAACTGGGCGACGTATCGGGCGAATGTGGACGGAGCCCGTGAGCTCTTCGACGCGATCGACGACCTGCGCGACCCGTCCATGGTCACGGACGCGGCCGCGGCCGAGCGCGAGGTGAAGAAGCTCGAGGGAGAGCTCCCTGGGAAGCTGGAAGAGCTCTACCAGAGCCAGATGAAGGACCACTACCTAAAGTGGATGTCCGGGCATACCGAGGAGGAATTCAACGCGGGAGAGAGCCGCCAGGAGAAGAGTCCCTGGGGTGAGTATGCCCGGATGCACGGAGACACCGACCGGGCCCAGGCCGCCATCATCGACCGCATCCGCGGGGATTTCACAGAGCGCTTCATCAAAAACTACGGCAGGGTGACGGGGAAGAAGCTCGCCACGAAGGTCGAGAAGATCAGGAACGCCCAGGATCACGTGCTCGGGATGCTCCACAAGGATGTCCGGGACTCCTACACCGATCGCTTCAAGCGCGAGATGGGCGAGGCCGGAGGCGAGCTAGCGAACCGGGCCAACGGCCGCTTCGCCTCGGGCTCGTGGAAAGACAAGCTCGGGGAGTACATCGAGGAGAAGAAGCGCGCCGAGGCCGCCCAGGGCGACATGTTCGGCGGGGATGACCTCAAGCAGGACGACGGAACCGAGATTCTCTCGATCGGGAGGCGCGCGGAGACCCAGCTCGCATCCATGATCCCCGACCTGTCTAGGAATCAGCTCCGCGGGCAGCGATACGCCGTGTCCACGATGCAGGCGAAGGGCGAGCGCCAGCGCGCCATCAAGATGTTCGAGGCGACGAAGAGGATGAACCTCACCTTCGGGACCGGAAAAGGGAAGACGATCATCTCGATCGGCGCCTTCACGGAGCTGAAGTCGAAGGGAAAGGCGAAACGTGCGATCTTCGCGGTTCCCTCGGTCGTTCTTTCGCAGTTCGGCAATGAGGTGAACGTCTTCTGCGAGCCGGGAAAGTACCGTGTGAAGTCGGACCCCTCGCTCTCCCGAGACGATCGCATCCAGGCCATGAAGGACGGAAAGCTCGATATGGTGGTCTTCACGCACCAGTCCCTCCGGGACGATATGGTGCACCTTATGGCCAAGCACAACGACAAGGACCCGGAGGCGATGAAGGCTCACTTCAATGCCCAGTCGCCCGAGGAGCGTCAACGCCTGCTTGGCGAGGCATTGAAGAAGGAGGGCATTGCCTTCGACATGCTCACCGTGGACGAGGCCCACTACACGACGAACCGGAAGGGGAAAGAGGACACGACGCTCTCGAACGTCATCGATGCTCTGAACCAGAATGTCACGTACTTCATGAACCAGACCGCCACGCCGGTCAAGAACGACATTTCAGAGGCCTTCGACATGCTCCACAAGGTAGCTCCGGACCGATTCAACGACCGGAACGAGTTCATCAAGCGGTACGGGGTCGATTCGGACTTCGCTCGCCGGTCCCTACAGCGGCTCATCTCGCGCTACAACTATGCGAGTCCCACCGTGACTGGGGTCAAGAAGGTCTCCAAGAAGGAAATCGTCCCCCTCACCGGGGAGCAGGCGGCCGAGTACGCCAACGTCGAGACGATGTTCCAGCGCGCGAGCAAGGCGCAGCGCTCGGGCACCGTCGACGTGGAGGCCATGAGGGCGCTCTCCCCGAGCTCGTTCAGGAATCAGCCCGAGGCGAAGCATGAGGAGATCGCGCGACGCCTCCAGGAGTCCTCCGGGACGATCAAGGAGGAGGCGCTCAACCGCGTCGTGAACCAGTTCGACTGGAAGAAGAACGCTAAGATCAGCCGGGCGGTCGACATCATCGAGAAGAAGGTCTACGAGGAGGCCAACCCGAAGACGGCAAGCCAAGCGGGCGACCGGAAGCCCGGTGTCATCTTTGCCCACAACATCCAGACCGTGGAGAATCTCCGGGCCGCCCTCGAAGCGAAGGGATGCCGGGTCGGGATCATCCAGGGCAGCATGAACGGAGCCGAGAAGGAGAAGGTCAAGGTAGGGTTCAACCCCCCGAACCCGAAAGACCGAATCTACGACATCATCCTGTGCTCGGATGCCGGCGCGACGGGCCTCAACCTTCAGAACGCGGCCTACCTCATGAACTTCGACCTGCCTCAGACCTCGTGGGTGAAGCAACAGCGCGAAGGCCGCATCGACCGCATGGGTCAGGCTCACAAGGAGATCGAGTACCACGACATCGTGTCCGACACGGAACACGAGAAGAAGAAGTGGGAGCGCATCCAGCGCAAGAAAGCCATCGGGAGCATCTTCGAGGAGGACCCCGGCGTACTCGACGACACGGGCCTCGCGGCGACGATCGCGGCCGTTCGGCAGGACCGTTACAATCAGGGGATCGACAAGGAGAAGGCCGCATGAAGGGGCGACGCATAGAGAATCCGGGAAATATCACCAGCTCGCCCGTTGAACCCGGAAACTATTGGAAGGACAAGGACGGCCATTGGCAGGTCGCCGCCCCAGTGCCGCGTGACGACGACGGCTTCCTTTTGACCGCCGATGTCTCGACGTGGAGCGTTACCGAACATGAAGACGGCACGATCACGGTTAGCCCCTCGATCTTCTGGGGCCGTGGTGGCTATCCGAATTCACCGCCGGAGTGGACCGCGAAACACACCTGGCACGGCTGGCTCGAGCATGGCGAATGGAGGGAAGCATGAAGCAGGACAGGAGGGAGGAGCTATACGGGCTCCTTGCGCGCATCGGACGGCGCCGAGCCGAAGCCGAGGCGAAGGGGAAGGAGATCGAGGCCGCCACGGGGGAGGTCTTCGACGACAACCAGGCGAACGTGGAGATCCTGAGGCGGAAGGCCCAGGGAGGGAACGTGGCTGCGGAGGCCGCCTACATGGCCCTGTTACGAGGAAGGAAAACGGTGGCTTGACTTTCCCACTTGCGTGGAGCATTCTGATACGGTAATTTTAGAGCAGTAGTAGGTGCCGAAAGACTCGGGCCGCATACCCTTCGGGGCGTGCGGCCCTTTTTGTTTTTCCGCGCCATGGAGACGCATGGACGACATCGAGCTCGGAGAGCGTGTCTACCTCGAACTGAGTCTGTCGAAGGCCATCGAAACCGACGAACACGGCAACTGGATCATCGAAGCCGAAGCGTCGAACGAGAACCTGGACTTCGACGGTCAGGTCGTGCTTCAGCGTGCACTTCTCGGCTCGAAGGAATACTTCCTCGCGAACGGCGTCATCTCCTATGACCATCGCCACCTCCGCCCCGACCCTGAGGACCCGAACTGGTCCCCGGAAAAGTACATCATCGGAGAGCCCATCGACGTGTGGTCGGAGGGCGACCGGACTTTCGTCAAGGCGAAGCTCTACAAGTCGAACTCGATCGCCCGCGAGATCGTGAAAAAGCTCAAGGACGGCTCGACGAGGCTGAAGACCTCCGTAGGTGGCAAGCGGCCCGAGGTGGTCTCGGGCTGGGATTCTCGCATCGGCCAGGCGATCGAGAAGGTCGTGAAGGTCCTGTGGGACGAGCTCGCGATCACCTTCAAGCCGGTCAACCAAACGCTCGAACCCGTGGCGCTCTCGAGCGCCGCGTTCGTGAAATCCCTTCAGGCGGGATTCGGAACCGATTCCTCCGCGATGACCGGAGGCCGGGCCATGATCCCGTCCGACTTGGACGGCGGCAAGCGGCGCAAGCCCGATGTTTACGCCGTTGTCATGGCCATGGCCTACGGAGACGTGAGCGATGAAGACGAAGCCGAACAGCTCTTGAAGAACCGTGGATGCTCGCCCGAAGAGGCGAAGGCAATTCTGAGCGACGTACTTTCCAAGAAAGACAAGTTCAAGGAGGAGGTTCTTATGAAAGACCCCGAACTCGAGAAGGCATTCGACGAGTCCATCGCGACTCTCGAAAAGTCCATGAAGAATCCGCCCAAGAAGGGCAAGGCTGAGGCCGAGGGCGAGGAGGAGACCGACAATGGCTTCCCCGAGCTTCCCCCGGAAGAGGCCGTCGAAGCCAACGACGACAAGGACGACCTCGACGGCGAGGGCGAGGAGGAGACCCACGAGGAGCCTGCCAGGGCCCCCGCGAAGGCTCCCAAGAAGGGGATGCAGAAGTCCCTGTACGACGAGATGCGGGAGTCGTCCGCCGACTTCCTCGACGTGACGCCGTACCTCGACAACCTCACGAAGGGCATCTCCAGGCGGATGTCCGCCCTCGAGAAGTCCGTGGGCGATATGGTCGCCTTTCAGAAGTCCATGGGAGGCGCCCTCGTCAACACCGGCAAGCTCGTGAAGAGCCTCGCCGATGCCCCGGCCCCCCGCCAGGCGGTCGTCAACAAGCAGGAGCGCAGTTTCGTGGGCTCCGACGGCAAGCAGACCTCGATGACCCGTCAGGAGATCATCCAGAAGTCCATGCAGGCCGTCCAGAGCGGCAAGATGACGGCGCAGGACGCAGCCATCATCGAGGAGCGGCTCAACAAGGGCATGCCCCTCAACGACGGCACGCTCCGTCTCATCAAGTCCATGTAAGGAGGGAAGAACGAAATGAACTTCCTCGAACCCACCAATGCCAGCGAGTACATGTTCGGCTCCGTCACCGAGGGCGAGCTCCAGAAGGCGCTCTCCGCGGGATACGGCACCGACTCTGCGGCCATGACTGGCGGCCGCGCTCTCATTCCGCAGGACATCGAGATGACCATGGTCAACGCCCTCGCGGCCAAGCAGGAGGATTTCAAGCTCATGAACCTCCTCTCGAAGCCCAAGGTCGGCTCCACCGTCCACGAGTACACCCGCCGGAACGACGCCGGCGAGTTCATGAACATCTTCACGAGCGAGGGCGGCGACGCCGGGGACTCCAGTCAGGCCCTCGAGCGCGTGACCCGGCCCATGAAGTACATGCAGACCTACCGCGAGGTCACGCTCCAGATGCAGGTCGCCAAGACCCTCGAGGACGCCATGGCCTCCGAGAAGGTCGCCGGCACGCTCACCGTCCTCAAGGGCTGCGAGTACGGCCTGTTCCAGGCCGACAGCGCGGTCGTACCCGTCCAGTTCGACTCCGTGAGCAAGCAGATCAAGGCGAACGCGAGTCGCCGCAACCTCGTGGACCTCCGCGGCGCCAAGATGTCCGACGCCGCCGGCGAGGACTCCATCACGGAGATTTCCCGCCAGGTCTTCGAGAACGGAGGAAGCCTCTCCCACGCCTTCATGCCCTCGATGATCGCCCAGGACTTCCAGAAGCTCGCCAAGGACAGGCTCCGCTTCAACCCGGACGACCGCCGCGGCGCGCAGGTCGTGATGGAGTACCCGACCACCTTCTCCAGCGACATCAAGATCGCCGGCAAGGAGGCGGGCCCCGACAAGATGTTCTACGTGAAGGGCAAGATCGCGGCCTCCGGCGACGCCACCAAGCGCCCCAACGCCCCCACCTTCGCCCTCGCGGCCCAGGACCTCACCGCCGGCGGTGGCCGCGGCTTCGACTCCACGTCGGCCGGGACCTACTACTACCAGGTCTTCGCGATCAACGAGTACGGCGTCTCCGCGGGAGCGGCCGCCGCGTCCCTCGCCCTCGCTGCCGGAAAGGAAGCGAAGATCACGATCACCCCCGGTACCAAGAAGGGAACCGGCTACATCATCTGCCGCTCGAAGAAGGACGCCGGAAGCGGCACCGACGTGCGGGAGATGGTTCGCGTCGGCGACTCGGGCGCCGCGACCACTGTCGTGCTCGACCAGAACGAGGACCTGCCGGGTACCGGCGAGATTCTGTACCTCAGCCACGACGCGCTGGAGCCGAGCGTCCAGTTCGACCAGTTCCTCCCGCTCATGAAGTTCGACCTCTACCCGACCCGCGCGGCGGTCACGCCCTTCCTCCTCGTGCTCTTCGGCACGCCGGATGTGAAGGTGCCGTGGTACCACGGCGTCGTGAAGAACGTCGGCTACACGAACGACGGCTTCTACAACTGACCTACGGCCCGGTCCGCTTCGGCGGGCCGGGCTTCCCTCAAGGCAAGGAGAAGAAGGATGCCCGAACTGAAGGACAAGATGTGCCGGGCCTGCCCGGCTCTCAAAGCGCTCTCGACGAGGCTGGACGCGACGATAACCCTCGTCAACGAGCTGAAGACGGACCACAACGCGCACTGCGCGATGGGGACCGGAACCCATACCGCTGCCGACGCCACGAACGTGGTGACAAGCCCCGCGGTGGACAAGCTGTAGGAGGCGCGCATGGCACGCGGAACCACCGACCAGACGACCCCCGCGGAGGGGCAGGATCAGGCGGCCGATACCGGCGCCCCGGCGAGCGGAGAGGCTCAGGCTGCCGTTCAGAACGACCAGGCCGCCGCCACCACGCCGGCCACCGACCAGACGACCCCCGCGGAGGGGCAGGATCAGGCGGCCGATACCGGCGCCCCGGCGAGCGGAGAGGCTCAGGCTGCCGTTCAGAACGACCAGGCCGCCGCCACCACGCCGGCCACCGACCAGACGACCCCCGCGGCCGCCAAGAAGGCCTCGAGCGGGAAGATCAAGAACAAGGCCATGGCCGGCCAGCGCGTCTTCGCGGCCAGCGGCCAGCCGATCGACTTCGACGAGAAGGGGGTGGCCTCCGTAGAGGGGGCCGACTTCGACTACCTCGCCCAGGTCCCCGGCTACGAGAAGGCATAGGACATGGAAATTCGCGCCGTCTCCAGCAACAACGACATCATCCTCACGCTCGAGAACGCTTCAGGCGTGGCTGGCTTCGCCGGCTACAGAGTGGAGCGCAAGCGCGAAGATGGGGCGTGGCTCACCTGGGACGGCGCCGCCTTCTCCACCTCCGGATATTCTCCCATCAAGACGAATCGCTTCACCGACTACGACGTAGCCAACGGCATCTACCAGTACCGCTACGCCATCGACACAGGGACGCTTTCCGATTACGCCTCCTCGGACTGGGTGAAAATCGGGTCCGGCCGTGTCGGCTGGACCTTCGAGAATTACGCCCCGCCCGATGGCCTCTTTGGTGAGATTCTGACTGCGGACGATCTTCGGTACACGTATCTTTGGGGCGTCGACTTCCGAGCATCGAACGGAGATACCTTTTCCGATGCTCAGGTGAGGGCAAAAATTCGCTCGGCGGTCGCTGAAATGGAGCGGGCGCTCAAGGTTACCTTGCTCAAGACGCGGATCAAGTGCCAGCCTGGTGCAGAACTCGCGCTGGGGAGCGACTATGATGAAGCTGAAGACCCCTATACCTATCGGCACGACCTCTGGAACAGAACGGGGCGCATTGTGCTTCGACGGCGACCCGTGCTCTCCCTTGACCGCTTCGAACTCTTTGGAATCGCCGACCAGAAAGTCCTCGACCTGTTCTCCTGGGCTCGCCTCGATCACCGTAAGGGCGTCGTGAGCTTCTACCCCAAGGCGGGGGAGAATGGGCAATTCAGGATCGCTCCGGCCGCCATGACCATGGGACTGAGCTGGATGAACGGCGACTACCCACACGGCTACAAAGTTGACTATACCGCAGGTTTTGGGCACGCCGGCCTGATTCCCAATGATCTACGGGACGTGATCGGGAAAGTGGCGGCCTGTAAGTTGCTCAACATCATCGGAGACGGGCTAATTGCTGGGTTCTCCTCATCTTCACTGTCCATGGATGGCGTTTCGGAATCGTTCAGTTCGACCCAGAGCGCGACCAACGCCTACTTCGGGGCGCGTATCCAGGTCTATCTGAAGGACATCGAAACCTACCTCAAGGAAAACCGCAACAAGTTCGGATACACGGTTATGGGGAGCATCTAGCATGACGCTGTGCATCCCCATGATGGCCAAATCGAAGGAGTACGGTCGGCTCGTGCCCGAGAAGATCACCCGCGCCGACGGGCGCTCTATGACCTACTGGGTCTCTCCTGAAGACCGGAACGAAGGGCATCTAAAGGGACAGGCGAACCTCTTCACGGGGACCGCCGCCGGCGGGCCGTCCAAGAACGGCGACCGCGGCTACTTCGACCACCTCGACCGCGTGGCGGAGGACTACCAGATCAAGCCCCTCGTCGGCCATGTGGCGGCCTACGATCCCGAGCTCGCGAAGCGCATCGAGGCGAAGTACAAGAACTACCAATTCGACCGGGACACGAAGGAGAAGGACATCGAGGTCGACTACCAGACGGCCTGGTACCTCAAGATGATGAAGGACCATCCCCAGAACGCCGCCGACTACCAGCGGGAATATCACGAGAAGACCGACAAGGCCGTGGCGATGCTGAACAACCGGAAGACGGCCATGCTCCAGCTCAAGAAGGGGTCCCGCGTGCGCGTCGGGCAGCACGAGGGTGTCGTCGACGGATTCTCCCGCCGCGGCTTCCCTGTGGTCCGAACCGGAAGCACGGCCCAACCGCATTTCTACGAGGAGCTCTCGGTATGAAGAACCAGGGGCTCGGCAAGAATTCCCCGGTCCACCTCAGCCTTGGGAAGGACAACTACGAGGCCCTCATCGAGCGCCACGGGCAGTGGGTTCGATGGCTCCAGGCTATCCGGTGCTCCTGCACACTCAAGAACGGCCGCCCCGACATCCAGTGCCGTCTCTGTGGCGGCGAGGGATGGCAGTATCGATTCCAGAAGACCATCGAGGAGACGCTTTCCCTTGTGGTCGCGGATGGTTTTGTCGTCGAGCTTCCGGAGTCATATTCGGGCGCCTCGGTGCTCGAGGCTCACGATTACAAGGGCGGGCTGTTCAAAGAGGTTGGCCGATACGGCCGATTCGTCCGTCTCGCCGGCGCGAGAACTCCGGCGAAGGGCGAACGCTTCGACCTGACGGTCATGAAGCCCCTCGTCAAGAAGCTCGACCGGGCCATCGCTACCTACCTGGGGAACGGCTGTTTCTCGCTCGACGGGCTCTCGATCGCGGGAGCAGCCGGCGTCGCTTCGGACAAGGAGACGAATGCGGACATCGTATCCATTGGGTCGCTCAAGAACGAGACGCAGGCCATCGAGTACGCGGTGTCCACGACGAGAAGGAACCTCGCCTTCGCGGTCGTCGCCGCCGCACCCGCGACTGGGGATGTCCTGGCCGCAACCGATGTTGAGTACATCGAGCCGGCCTTCTTCGTTGTCACCGGGCAGCAATACCGTGAGTCAGACGCCCGGTTCCTGGAAATGGCGCAGGGCGACGCCAGCATGTCCTTCCCGGAGAGCTACAAGGTCGGCGAGGGCGACATCGTGACGCTCCTCGCCGCGACCCAGGTCGGAAAGCGCATCATCTCGCGGGGGTCTAGCGACATCGACGCGCTCCCCGAGTTCTACATTGGTTCCATTCCGGCAATCGAGAGCGGAAGCGCGATCTACCTGCCGAACGTGGACTACATGCTCTGGGGGGCGAACAAGATACGCTGGCTGGGGAGCAACCGCCCGGCCGCCGGGGCCGCGTACTTCGTGTTCTATGAGTTCAATCCGACCTACCGGGTCGTGAAGGAATTCCCGAACGTTCGATCGGGAGAGAACCAGAACCTTCCGCGCCGTGTCGCGCTGAAGCTTCTCTCGACGTATGCGGAGAGGAAGGCGATATGATCCAACTCTCCGTAGTGCCGAAAAACAGCTACCTCGCAGCGCTTCAGGCGCGCATGAGCACGATCGGGGCGGGCGCGATGCCCGCGACCGAGGAGGCATTCAAGGCCGGCGTGAAGATCGTGGAGGCGACTTGGAAGTCCTATGCGATGGGAGCCCCGATCCCCGGAACCTCCTACCGCGTAAAGAATCCGACGGGGGGATATGCCGCCGGGGTCAAGGTGAAGCAGTCGGGGCCCTTCGACTACACGGTCTACAACGACTCGAAGGTGGCCGCGGGCATCGAAAACGGGACCCCTCAGCTCGACATGAAGCAGACCCACCCCTACGGAAACAAGGGACGCGTGGCGAACAAGGGAACTCGAACCAACCCGCGCTGGGTCCCCTATCTCATCGTCCCCTTCCGCTGGGGGACGCCGGGGGCCTCGAGCGGGCACTTCCGGAACATCATCCCGGAGCAGATTTACGCAATGCTCCGGACGCAGATCAAGGCCGGGTCCTTCATCCGCACGCAGGTCGCTGAGGAGACTCATGTCGAGCCGAACTTCTGGGGCGAGGCGGTCCAGCGCGCGAACTATCAGGGGGAGAACGGGCGGCCCGACTGGGGCTCCATGCTGCGCGGGGTAGGCGGAGACATCGAGGGGCTCTCGGTAATGGATGCCGACTCCGCGAAGAAGTCCGGTTCGACCTATTTCACCTTCCGGGTCATCTCCGCGGATTCGCCCGAGGGGTCCTGGATACGCCCCGCGACGCCGGCGCGGAACGTCGCAAAGCACGTCGCCGAGAACTCGCGCGACATCATCTCTGAAATGGTCGAGGACGCGCTCAAGACCGATTTGGGGTTGGCATGATAGTCATCATGAACAAGGGCGCCCTCATAGAGGACGTGCTCATCGAAGAGCTCAAGAAGTATCTCGCCGACGTTCGCTTTGATGAGCTGTACCCCGTGATCGGAAGCGTCCGGGTCTCCAACGAGCATCCGTTCGCTCAGCTTCTGAACCAGAAGTCGAACGGGACCATCTACGACGGGCAGCTCTTCCCCTCGATCACGGTCGTCTCCGGAAGCGATGAGAAGGTGCCCCAGCTCGCCGAGGTCCACGAGTGGAAGAGCTGCACCCTTGTATCCGCCGATGTGGATCAGATCGTCGGCGCCGGGTACCAGATCTCCACGGGGGCCCTGGCCTGGCTCAAGACCTATTTCGCCAGCCATTCCGCGCTCTACGGGGTAACAGGCTTCGGGCCGAGGCGGGACCGTGTGACGGTCGAGATTTGGAGCGAGAACATCCAGCTCAAGAACGAGCTCTACAACCTCGTCGAGCTCTTCTTCTGCGGGCCGAGGCGCGTGGAGCTGAGCAAAAAGCAGGGCATCACGGTCTTCGACGACACGATCAGGGGGCAGCGAAGCGGGAACTACAACCTCGACTTTGGGCAGATTCTCTACGGGGGACAGGTCTCGTTCGAGGCCGATTACTGGATCGAGCAGACAATACTCGATTCCAATCTTCAAGAGCTCAACGAATCCGTATGGGCGGAGGTATTGAATGGCTAAGAGTAGCGGCGATGGTGACAACACCACCACGGAAGAGGTAGCGGTTCCCGTCATGGACATCAACCGCTACTTGGTGAAGAACCCGAAAGACAAGAGCATCGGCGACATGCTCAAGGTCATGTATCGGGGCAAGATCAAGACCGAGGCCGATTGGAAAACTGAAATCGAATCGGTCATCAACCGCAGGGTCTTCTAGGAAGCAAGGAGGTAATTCATGGGTGTCGACAGCGTACCGTTCCAGTCGGCCGGACAGCGGACGGAGCATTATATCCCCGGCGCATACTCTCGCACGAATTACGTGAAGAGCGCGGGTGGCGGGGTCTCGGCGAATCGCGCCGTGTTCATCGGAGAGTCGAAGGGCGGCAAGCCCAACACGTTCTACTGGTTCTACTCGCCCTCCGAGGCGATAGACACGCTCAGGAGCGGCCCTCTCCTCGAGGCCGTTCTCTGCGCCTTCTCTCCCGGCGGCGACCTGGTTCCCCAGATGGTCGGTGCGATGCGCACCAACCCCGGAACCCAGTCGAGCCGGGCCCTTAAGGCCAGCACGACGGATGTCATCCTGGTCAAGGCCTGGGACTGGGGCCTCCACACGAACCAGCTCAAGATGAAGCTCGAGGCCGGAACCGCGGCCGGGTCGAAGAAGGTCACCCTCTCCTTCCTCGGAAGCGAGTCGGCGATCGACAACATCGTGCGCCCCTCGATCGAGATTCAGTACGTAGGAGCGGGCTCCGCGGCCACCATGTCGATCTCGAAGACGAGCCTTACCACGACGGTCACGGGAGCCGACGATAGCCTGAACGTCGACTTCGCCTCTTTCCCGACGATAGAGGACCTCGTGAGCTACATCAACGACCACTCGGCTTACACCTGCGTGGCCAAGACGGGCGACCTGACCCAGAAGTCGGCCCACCTCGACGGCGTGACCGGGCAGGCCATCAAGGCCGCGTCCTATGTGGCCTACTCGAACCTCCAGGCCGTCATCGAAGCGATCGCCAAGAACCCCTACGTCTACTCCGCGGTCTTCGTGGACGCGGCCCCGACGCGCGTCGTTCCCGACGTGGACACCGATTGGGTGTACTTCTCTGGCGGATCGCACGGCGCCTGCACGGTGACCGAGTACACCGCGTCCCTGAGCGCCCTCGAGAACGAGGACGTGCAGATCATCGGAAGCTCGGCTACCGACGAGGCCGTGCACATCCTCATCAGGAACCACTGCATCAACATGTCGTCCGTAGAAGGCCGCAAGGAGCGCATGTTCCTTGTCGGAGGAGCCGCCGGCGAGACGGTCGATCAGGCCATCATGCGGGCAAAAAACCTCGCCACAGACACTGGCTCCCTCGCGTACCCCGGATTCGTCCACTACGACTTCAGCGACTACTCGGTCAAGAAGACGTACAGCCCGGCTATGTACGCAGCGAAGCTCATCGGCCAGGAGGTGGCCCTCGCCATCAACGAGCCGATGACCAATAAAAGCGTGGACATCCTCTCGTGGGAGGCAGACCTCAAGAAGGGCGACCTCGTGAAGCTCATCCAGGCCGGCGTCACCGCGGGCGGAAAGAGCCAGGACAACCGCCTGGCGACGATTCGCTCGCTCACGACCTATCAGGGGAACGAGCTCCAGCGCTGCGAGCGCTCCATGAGGCGCGAGTCCAACTACATGTCGCGGGACCTGCGCGAGGCCATCTCGAAGAGCGTCGGCTCCGCTGGCGACGACTCCTCCGGAGGCACCGAGGAGGCCATTTTCTGGACCAAGGTGAAGTCCTGGCACGGGGAAGGCCTCATCGTGAAGGCCGACGACGGAAGCCTCGCCTGGGGACTCGTGATCAGGAGAAGCGGAAGCGCGACCTACATCGAGTACCACACCTACCTCACGGCGCCGAAGAACTTCTTCTTCATCACCGCGAACCAGCACGTCTACGAGGGATCGACCGAATCCGTCTCGGTCTAAGGAGGAACTGAATGGCCCTGCCCAATATCAAAGAGCAGATCATAGCGACCGGGGCGAACGTACAGGTCCGCGTCGGCATCAACTCCGCGACGCCCGAGAAGGTGATCGGGCTTGCGACGAACGTCTCCTACTCGGAGAACTTCCAGGTGCAGGATGCAGTCGTCATTGGCCATCTCGGCCCGGTCTCGATCGACCCGAACGGCTACAACTGCGAGATCACCATCGGCACCTTCATCCCGGCCAAGCGCGTCACCGGGTCGCAGCAGTACGAGGGCGGCGGAAACGTCACGCTCTCCGAGCTCCTGCCGACCCGCACCGACGTGATGACGGCCGGTAAGCCGAAGGGGTTCCAGTACCTCGACTTCTACAACCAGAAAGAGGGGGTGGTCCTCGCGGCCTTCTCGGGCGTCATCGTCACGAATGACGGCATGAACATCGACGGGAACGCCTACGCGAAGGCGAACATCCAGCTCCGCTCTCTCGAGCGGACGCTGTAGGTTCATGGCGGCCGGGACTCCTCGGGGCCCTGGCCGCCTTCTCCCTCTGAAGGAGGGGCAATAAAAAGCCTTAGGAGTATGTATGACCAACGAACTCGAGTTCGACATAGTGGACAAGCCCAAAGAGGCGGCCGCTGCCCCCGAGAAAGCGCCCCCTGTCGACGCTGGCAAGACGGACGGAATCGACGTGCTCGGCGTTCTCCTCCTCGGAAAGGCGATCGAGAAGAAGATCGAGACACGACGCGGGGTCTTTACCGCTCGATACCCGTCAGGGAAGGACCGGCTGCGCATCGACCATCTCCGCGCACTTAGGCGAGGGGGAATTCCTGCCTCGACCTTCGACATCGGAGCCCTTTACAACAACGAGGTGTGGTCGACGCTCGACGTGACTATCATCAACGGCCCGGACTGGTTCAAGTCCGCCAGGGATGAGAATCCGAACTGGACTTGGGAGGAGTGCCCGGATGAGGAGTTCGTAACCGAACTCTATCATCTGGTCGAGACGTTTCGCGGAGACGTGCAGAAGCGAATTCGAGAATCTCGACTTGGCGAAATCCCTGGACGAGTCGAACCCGCTCCTGCTTCAGCGCCTGTGGGTGATGGAGCATTTTCGGGTCTTGCCTACGGACCCGAAGCTCGACCGGCTAAGTGACGCCCAGGCGTCTATTCTGTTCCATTTCTGGGCGCAGTACGACGAGAAAGCCATACGTGAGGCGTGGCATGAGCGGCGGCAGAAACCGCAGTTCGACGAGGCAGAGCTCAGGGCCCTCGGGTATTCCGAGAGCGAGATAGCGGATATCAAGAGGTCGTTTCGATGAGCGATGAGATAGCGATACGTGCAAGACTGGAAACGGGCGACGCCGTATCGAATGCGAATCAGCTTACTCAAGCTCTCGGCTCCCTCGGGCAGGCCATGCAGAAGGCGGCCATCGCGGGGGACACGAAAGGCGTGACGGACTATGCCAGCGCCCTTCTCAAATACAAGAAGGCCGTGGGCATGCAGGATGCCGAGGAGCAGACGGCCACTACTACCGCTGTCTCCGCCTTGAAGCAGAGCCCCCTCTTTCGCGTCCTCGAGAATGCGACGAAGGTCATCAGCCGGGCTCCGAACTATATCGGCGCCATGGGCGGTGGGAACCCCGCGGGGGCCGCGCTCGGCATCGCCGGGGATGCGGCCAAGGCAGGAGAGACCGCCGCCGCCGGCGGAGTGTCGACCGGGGCCCTGGCCGCGGCCGGCGTCGGTGTCGCAGTAGTGGCCGCCGGCATGGCGGCGAACAAGCTCTCCGAGCAGTATGAGAAGGTCATGCAGCCCGCGATGCGCCTCGCGGCCACGCTGGGGGCCCTCTCGGGCAAGTATCAGGAAAACTCCGACGCCATCAGCCTCGCGTTCAACATGGCCGCCAAGTCGGCGTCCAGGTTCGGATTCACGATCGAGGAAGGCATGACGGCCGTCGAGCAGCTCGCCAAGCTCGGCGTGACCAGCTACGGCGCTTATGGCGCCGCCTCTCACGTCTTTCAGTACGAGCGAGGTACCGGCGCCGACCGGAGCCTCCTCATGCAGGCCGAGGCGCTCGGGAGGCGCTACAACGCGGGGAACGCCCTGGGCTACGGCCTCGGCGGCACGGAAGCGTCCGGGATGCAGCAGGGTCAGTACCAGGAGTACCTCAACGCGACCCTGCGCATCTTCGAGGAGGGGCTCTCCAAGGGCGTCGTGAAGGGATTTGGTGAGGTGACGCGGACCCAGAACTTTGTCGCGGCCCTCGGGAACGGGAGCCAGCTTTGGAAGGGCGAGCAGGGATACCAGCGCTATCGGCAGATGAGCGACTCCGTGACCGGGGCGACGAGCCTCGAGCGCGAGTATGACGTGATCACCTACCAGGCGATGCGGTCGACGATCGACAAGGCGCGGAGCCGCGGCTTCAAGGACGACAAGGACGGCGCCTGGAGTCAGTATGCCAAGTACGGCTCGGGCAGCTATGTCGAGGTCATGCGCGCCATGGAAGGCGGCCTTACGCCCGAGCTCTTCGAGCAGCAGATGAAGACGATCGTGACGCAGATCGCGGGGGGGACGCAGAACCGGCCCGGCGTCATCGAAGGCATCCGGAAGCAGTACGGTATCAACTATAATGCAGCGTCCGACGTGTACGATTCCTACTTGAGCGGGTCCTATAAGGGGGCCGTGTCGACGATTAAGGAACCGGCCAGCGCTGAGTCTCCCGAGCAGAAGCTCTTGAGCCTGCAACAGGATATCCGCACGAACGTCGCGAACATCGGGAAGTGGGTGCTCCCTGGCAAGGTAGAGGTGATGAGCGCGCTGAATTCCATCGTCGCGGCCGTGGCTGGCGACCGCTGGAAGGCGAGCCTGGGGCGCATGACCGAGAAGGTGGCCGGGAGCAGTGCGGACAAGGCGGACCGAGACACGATGGTGGCGCTCCTCCAGAAGGCCTTCAAGGAGGGCACGCCCGACGAACAGAACGCCGCCGGCGGCATCCTGAGCTGGATCAGCTCGCTATCGACGAGGCAGTCGTCGTTCCTCGACGAGAACAACGTTCTGAACGGCATGTTCAAGGGGAAGGGGCTTGAGTCGATCCCCGCCTTGGAACAGACACTCCAAGGGCTCTTTGGAAACAAGACGATCGCCTCCGAATATTCAAAATACTCGGCAAGTGTGGATCGCATGGACGACGAGGGCGCAGGCGCTGCATTCGCGGCCGCCGTCCCCTGGTCCTATAAAGGTTCAGCTTCCGGAACCGTCATGGGGAAGAAGGTTACTCGTCCTGGTGGGGACGCTCATCAATACATTGCGAACGCAGCTGCCTCTGGGAACGAAGAGGCGAAGATTCTTATGGACTCGATCTGGAACCGCTACAAGGGCGGCCCGGACGAGTTCTTCGCCACGGTGGGCGGGGCCAAGGCGCTCCGGGCATTCGATGATGCACGCTCCGCCGCAACGAAGCCCGACTCGCCGGGCGGCTCCGCGGTTACCCGTGACGAGGGCGTGGCGATGCTTCGGGCGGTCCTGAGCGAGTTCCAGGCCAACATGGGCGAGACTTCGAAGGCGATGCAGCGGGCCGCGGAGAACATGTACCTCGAAGTGGTCACCGAACCGGGGGCGAAGAAATAATGGACTACATCAAGCGGAGACCGACCCTCTCGATCAAGGTGGTTCGTCCCGACTACACCTCGACTACCTACAAGGAGACCACGATCGTCACTTTTGTCCCCCGGCCGGTCTCGGAGGATGCGAAGGCGAAGGCGAGCGAGGCCGAGGCGGACGCGCTCCTTTCCTACTCCTATACCGAGTCCATCGTCAGTGTGGACTCGCCTTTCTCGATGTCCGTGCTTCCCGAGATGGATAAGAACGGCCTCACCTGGCTAGACAAGATATCCAAGATGGACCTCGTATTCATTGAGGAATTCGGAAAGGTCCGGTACTGCGGCGTCGTCCATCAGGTGAGATATTCTGCCCGCATGGGCCAAGACGGCCCATCGAGAAGCGTCATCATCTCGGGGAACGGCTTTGGGCATCTCATCGCCTCGTTCCAGCTCGTAATGAACTACCACCTTTGGGTGAACGGCGCTGATGCCGAGACGGCATCGAAGCAACTCATCATTGAGCTCGAGAGCAAGGCTGGCAGGAAGCTTAAGGCCACGCTGAAAACGATCTATGACAGCTTCATCAAGCTGGTGACCGTTCCGGATTCTGGAACCATGAACTACGGGGTAAAGGTCCTCATCGACAACTACCTCGACCTAGACAAGGGCATGTCGGATTCAATCGAAAGCTGGTACGACCTTGCGATAGGCCTCTATCATGTCGGCGAGAACAATATCTGGCAGATTTGGCAGTCGATCATCCCGCCGCCGTTGTATGAGCTTTTTGGGAGGTGGGATTGCGATTCCGGCAAGTACGTGATCTTTGCTCGGCAGGCGCCATTCGATTCCTCAGATTGGGTAGCGCTGAAGTCGACGGCGGTTCATCCGCTCGTGCTCACGGACTACGACATGGGAAGCGACGACTCCGAGGTCAAGACCTTCTATTATGGCCAAATGCCGGGCTCCGAGCTCGACACCAACCAGACCCTGGCCCTGGACAGCTACGAGCATACACGAGCCTCAGACAAAGACAAGTGGCCCAAGTATGGATTCAGACCCATGGAGATAACCTTCAGGTTCTTCAACCGCGCCTCGACCGATACGAGCACGGAAAAGGTTCTCGAAAAAGCCGCGAAGACGCTTTACAACTGGTATCACGCTAACGACGAGTTTCTGAATGGGTCCATCTCCCTGATTAGCATTGATGATACGGCCGTCATGGAATACCCGAAGATAGGAGACAAGCTCTCGTTCATCGGAGGGGAATTCTACATCGAGGAGACTGAGCGAAGCTGGAAGTACGGGGACTCCCCGAGAACGAAGCTCACCGTGACGCGAGGATATATCTACGACACGGATGGCAGCCTCAAGGGGCCCGTCAAGAATCTCGGGAAACGGCTACTCGAGTTCGAGGGTGAGAAGTACAAGAAGGGCGGCCTGTCCTTAGGGTGAGGGTTGAAATGCGAAGGATAGTCATAACGTCGAATAGGACTCCACATGCTCCTGCCCAGGCGGGGGTTTCGCTCGCTGGCGTAACTGACCCGCCTGGCGTCTACGGGATGTACGCCCGCGTGAAAGATCGCCATTCGGAGGATCATTCGATAGATGTCGAGACAGGGCGCGGGTACATGGTAAAGCACATTCCCGTCGCGAGCCGTGGATGGGTGTGGGAAGACGATAGTGGCGTTGGCGGTGTGCGCGATCTGCCCCCCGTTGGCGCCTACGTCTATGTCGTGCTCCCCGAAGGGCGCATAGAGAATGGCTTCGTCCTCTGTTCTTTTTTTCCGGGGAAGGCCTCGGAGGCGATCAAAAAGGAGTTCTTGGCCGAGAACAAAGAATCCGAAGCCCTCTCGGAAATCGAGGGTAAGTGGAAGCGGACCTACGACAAGGAGAAGGGCGACCTCCAGGTGGAGGACGACGACTCCTTCGTCCTGATCGTAAAGAAGAGCGAGAAGAAGATCGACCTGACGGACTGGAATGGGAACAAGCTCCTGATCGATGAAAACGGAGCCAAGGTCACGGACAAGAACAGCAACGAGATCACGATGGACGGGTCGGGTGTCCTCGTGAAGGACAAGAATGGGAACAAGGTCGAGCTCGCCGCGGGAGGAGCGACGATTACGACGGCCCAAGGAAAGATCACCGGGGGCACGCTCGAGGTGAACGGAAGCGCGACGCCTACGGGTACCGGTCCGTTCTGCGCGCTCCCCTTCTGTCCGATCACGGGGGCGCCACATGTAGGGTCGAAGGTCGCGGGGACATAGGAGGTCTATATGGCTATGAGCGCGGCGGTCCTCGGGGCCGCGATAGCGAACAAGGTTTGCGACAGCAGAGCAAGCGCCGAGGCCAAGGCCGAAGTGCAGAAAATATGGACGGACATCGCCGGCGAGATCATCGCGCACATCACCGCCAATGCGGTGGTCACGGTGGCGTCTGGAATTCCCGTGTCGACGGCCGGGTCGGCCGCGGCGCAGACGGGGGCTACCACCTCCACCGGCGCTGGAACGATAAGCTGAGGCCAAGATGTTCAAGACAAGGAACATGAGCGACGGGAAGAGCTCCTGGCTCCACTATCCCGACATCTGGAAGCAGTCCTACATGCTCGAGATAAAGGGCAAGGGCTGGAGCGAGGTCTTCACGTTTTCGCTCCCACCCGAGGCCGTCGAGATCACCTTCCCGCAGCGCGTCTCCGAGACGAAAACCTTCGGCGGAATGTTCATTGACGACTACGGCGCCGATGCTTGCAAGATCACCTTCTCAGGCTCCACGGGCAATTCAGCCATCAAGAAGGTCTACAGGAAAGGCCAGGGCGATCTCTGGTTGAACGGGAAGGAGGAAATATTCTATCTCCGAGACAACATCATCAGGTACAAGGAGAATCACCCCGACGACTATGGCGAGGCCAGGATGTACCTCTACAACCTCTCGATGGCCTCGGACACGGACATCTCCGCGGGGAACCTCATATCGCCCGATTCCTACGAGGTCGTCCTTAAGGACTTCAAAATATCCCAAGGGAAGGATCGCCCGTTCTTCTACTCCTATTCGATCGAATTCATCGGCCTCCGCGTGCTGGGGAAGAGCAAGGCCCCGGCTCGGACCGCTCCCGTAATCACCGAGAACACGATCAAGAATGCTTTCGAGGGGCTCGACAATGCCCTCGCGTTCCTGAAGAAGATGTACGTCTGGAGCGAGAATGTCCTGAACGCGATCAACAAGGCTCAGAACAACCTTAATCTCTTCAAGTCAAAGTTCGAGTACTATAAAAGCCTGATCAACGGCACGGCGGGGAACCTCCTGAGCACCGTTTCGAGCACCATCGCCCTCGGCCGCGATGCCTACAAGACCCTTTGGAACACGGCCCTCCAGATCGTTATGCCGTTCGATCTTCTGAATACCGTCGTCGACGGCGTGAAGGAAATACGCGACCAATGCGACGGCGTATACCACGACTTCGACAATGGGTCCATCGTTCCAGACGACGTGCTCGAGAAACTGGCCATGGACGAGGCCGAGTTCGCCGCGAATTCTGAAACCCTGATCCAGGGCTCGGAGAATTATATCAACGAGATTTTCGCTTCCTTGAAATCGTCCTCGTCTCCGGAGGTCAACATACTTCCGGACGGCGATGGGAACGATGTCGCCTATGTGACCTACGGGTCGCGCTCCGTCGCGGTGACGAGCGAAACCCACCTCGAAGCCGTGGCGGATGCCTATCTCGGGAACGCGAATCTTGTCTTGCTTCTGGCGGTCTATAACGGGATCTCCGGCGACGACGATCTCGAGCCGGGAATGCAGCTCAAGATACCCATCTTGAGCGCCCAGTCGATGAACAAGTTCAATCTCATCTTCGCCTTCCCGGAGAGCCGGACGGTCCTCGGAGTCGATATCTCGCTCGACGCCAACGGGAACATCGTCATCGCTGCTTATGGCGATACCTCCACGGTTTCCGAGTACGAGAACATGCAGCAGGCGATCATCCTGCGACTTACCCAGGCCTTGGGGAGCCGTGTGCGGCTCAATCTCTACGGCATCAAGGCCTCCGTGGGCGATCCAACCTCGGCCGCGGCTGCCTACCTCGCCGTCTCGATCACGGACACTGTTCTCCAGGACCCGCGGATTACAAAAGTCGAAGGGCTCGCGTTCTTGGGAGACGGAGACAAGCTCATCGTTTCATTCGATTACGTCTGCAATGACGGGACAAGGCATCACTTCATGGGAGTAATTTGATGGATATAAAGCGATTCGACCAAATCTACGAGGACATGCGGAACTGGATGCTCGCGCATCAGGACAAGGTGACGGATTTCAACGACGGATCGGTGATCGCGTCGTTCATGGAGGCCGTCGGGCGCGAGGTTGCGATGGCCTACATCAAGGCGCGATCCGGCTACGACACCTTCTTGAAGTACCTTCCCTTCTCGATCTTCGAGTTCGAGCAGAAAGCAGGTGTGAAGGCGGTGGGACAGGTCATTTTCAGTAGGTCCAAGGCCTACACGACCGTCGTCACCATCGATGTCGGGACCCTCATCTCGACGAATTCCGGTATCCAGTTCGTGACGACAGCTGTGGCGACGATTGCCTCGGGGGGGCTCGCGTCCAACGCGGTCTCCATCCGAGCGGTCGATGCAGGCGCCTCAGGAAATGTCCTACAGGGACTCATCGTCAAGATTGATTCCTCCGTGATCGGGGTCGACAGCGTTAGGAATGACAATCCGTGCACGGGCGGTCAGGACGAGGAGTCGGAGACCGAGTTCAAGACGCGGTTTCGCCAGTACATCCTTGGCCTCGGCCGAACGAACCGCTACGGCATCACGACCGCCTGCTTGAGCGTGGACAACGTGCGCTCGGTGAGCATCGTGGAACACTTTCCGCCGATCGATAACGTCTGGAACACGTCCGTCTACGTCGACAATGGGTATGGCGACGCCCCTGCCGATGTGATCGCAGCCGTCAAGAGCATCATCGCCGGGGTGGGCTCCTACTCCAATCCGGGCTACAAGGCGGTCGGAATCAACGTGCGCGTCCTGGCGCCGACGGTCGTGCCTATCGCTCTAGAGCTGAACCTGAAAATCGACGACACGGTGTCTCAGGAAGCCGTCGAGGCTGAGATCATCACGGCCATGCAGAACTACATCAACGGGCTGAAGATCGGCGAGGACGTGATCTTGAGCCGCATCACGCAGTCGGTGATGAAGATCACCGGGATCGTCGACTTGCAGATCGTTCTTCCTGCGGCCAATGTAGTGGTGAGCGATTCGCAGATCGCCAGGTATTCTTCGCTTACCACGCACTATACGGTGGTGTCGTCGTGAAAATAATTGAATCGCTCAATGAGAAGATGCCCTCCTTTGTGAACAAGGAGGACGAATTCTACATGGCCCTCTTCGGAGATCCTGATCGCGACCCGCTGGCAACGATATCGGGTAGCTCCGACTTCAACTCTGGAGCGATCGCCAACGAGCTCGAATATCTCCGGGCCTACGTTGAGCTCGTCACCAAGACCGATGATGTGAAAAATCAGGCTGGGAAGATTCTGGACAAGACCATTGAGTTTTTCTCGGGAATCGGCCGCTACTACAACGAGGAGGACGCGAACTACAGGAACCGATTTCTCGCCCTGGTGAGCCGGAATAACGACATGGTGTTCGGGACGAAGTGGAACATGATCGACGTGTTCAGATACTTCTTTCCGAATTCCAGCATCTTCGTGATCGAGAACGCGGCCGAGTCTTCGATCCTCGTGAACGGCGACTTCGAGGATGACCTGGCGGGTGAGTGGAACTTTGGCGGAGGGGCCATACGGGTATCCGAGGAATCGCTCTCAAAGAAGTACTCCCTCCGCTTCACCGCGGCCGGGGACTCGGCGTGGCAAGACGTTACCTGCGCGGCAGGGACCTATTTCGTCAACCTATTCGCTCGAGGGGCGGCGGCGAGCGCCGCGGCCTATGGAATCAAGGTCCAGCGCCTCTCGGATAACTACTTCTGGAACGAAGCGACGGGAACCTGGGCCGCGGCAGAGGTAGTGAACGCTCGAGGGGTGGGGACGGCCTTCGCGGAGGACTCGCTATTCTTCGTCCTGCCCGCGGCCGGCAGCGTGAGGATCACCTTCGCTGCCATGGCCGCATCGACGGTCTATCTCGACAAACTCGAGGTGGGGCTCAAGAATGCCTATCCGGTCTTCAAGATGCTTATCATTTCGAGCGGCCAGTCGGGCGCCTTTATGAACTTCTTCCCCGGAGAGGTCGACCCGGTGACGGGTGCGGTCTACACGAACGCGAGCTTCTTGGATCAGTCGTTTATCGGCGGGGCGCGCTCGGGCTTCAGTTCGCAGATTTATGAAAACATGCTTCAGATGATCAAGCCTTCGGGGACGAAGGCCCTATTCGAGTTCGTAGAGCGAGACAGGAGAGTGTAGAAATGGAAAAGTTCCATAGGGCGCTGTACTCCGATAACGAGATCGCGAAGACCGCCGACTTCAACTTCGGCGAGACCCAAGACATGGACAACCTCAATTCGTCCCTGGGGGGGCTTGTTGGGGGGACGAAGGACGTACTCGTCTACGGTGGGACCGTGCGTCAAATCGCGAGCCCCTCCATGAACGTGCAGATCGACGCCTTCTTCGCGCTCAACCGGTCGACCGGGAAGATGGTCATGATCGACGACGTGTACGGACCGGTCGCCATCGAGGCGGCCGACACCCAGGACCGGATCGACATTATCGAAATCCAGGAAACCGACGTTGACTACGATAGCCAGCAGCGGGCCTTCAAGGACCCCGCCTCGGGGACGCTCACCTACGTCGACGTGAACACGAAGCAGAAGGTCTCGATCACCGTTCATGCCAAGAAAGGCGTGGCGGGGAGCGGCAACCCTCCGGCTAAGACCACGGGATGGGTAAAATTCGCAGAGGTCACCGTCCCCGCGAGCGCCACGCAGATCGTGACGGCCAACATTGCGAACTGCACCGCGACCTATGACGGCGAGGAGACCTCTGGCTGGGTCGCCGACAAGGCGGCCTCCTTCCGGCTGTCGGCACTGTCCGTCTTGAAGACCGCCTTCCGGCAGAACCACACCGAGGCCGGCGACCACAATGCCGCCTCGATCAAGGATTCGCACATCGACTTCGGGGTGGGCACCAACCAAGTGAATGCCGACGATCTTCCGCTCGGGACCGATATTACGATCCCGAACGGCACGATCGCGAAGGCGACCTCCTCGCGGGCGGCCATGCAGACCCTGGCGAACCTGATCGCGGCTATCGCGGATACCTACCACATCAGCGCCTCGTTCACGAGCTCTCCGGCAACGATCGTGTTCGCTGACCGTGGTATCCCCAACGATGTGTACTCGATCTACCATCAGCTCATGGGGGCGAACACGCGGTTCGTTCACCATGTCGCGATCGACAAGAGCACTTCGTCGATGACCGTCTACCTATACTACGTCTCCAAGGTGGACGGCTCGCTCATCGATGGCACGCCGCCGGTGAAATGGGGAAGCAGGAAGTGGGGAGCGTTCAAGTACGGCGAGAGCGAATCTATCGCAATAGACTTTTTCTTCAGAAGGGAGGAGTAGGATGGTAGGAATACCGGACAACATGAACACGCGCGAGGATTGGCTGAACGCCTATCAGTACGCGATCAACAACGGCGGAAGCAAGGCGCTCAAGGCCCGCCTAGAGGCCCTCAACGCCACGAAGACGATGCTCGTGCTCAAGGCTGGCGTGAAGAAGTCGGCGGAGGAGCAGACGCCGGACGATTTCGAGGCGAAGACGGACCCGAATTCCGCCTTCGTTCTCTCGGGGCTCACGGACGACGAGATCGCGTCCATGATTGGGAACCTTTAAGGAGAAGGCAGCATGGCGGTATACAAAGTCAAGGATGCCGTGGATGATGCGACGATCGCTTCGATCGCCCAGTTCCACGACGTGAAGGCTCCGGGAGCGAACTACCTCGAGAAGAAGAATCCGTTCGCCTACACGGAAAACAAGCTCCTGCTGAAGCAGGACACGATCATCACGCTGAAGAACTCGGCCTGGAAGATTTTCGTGGTGAAGGACGCCGACCTCGAGCTCTCCGGGGCGGACCTCGACACGGGAACCTTCGCCGTCGGGACGGACTACTACGTCTATCTTTGCGACGACGGAACGAACGGCGTCATCAAGCTCTCGCTCAACTCGACGTTCCCCGCGGGCTACTCGGCGGATTCCTCGCGCAAGATCGGTGGCTTCCACTACGGACACATTCGCAAGGTGAGCTCCGACGGTCTCTGGATTCCCGTCGACTCCGAGGGGACGAAGTTCGGTTCCGGCTCCACGATCTGGAAGAACAACGTCACCACGGGCATCGTGCCGAACTCGGTCTGGGATCTCAAGAACCGGCCGAAGTGCAGCCCCGAGGGCATGGTGAAGATCGGCCAGCTCTGGGTCGATATCTACCAGTCCTCGGCTGCCGAGGCGGTTACGTTCATGTCAGGCACGAACGGCCTCCACGTGGCGACGGGGAAGCTCCAGTCGAAGTACGGCCAGCTCCCGGTCACCGGAACGGAAGGCCTCTGCTGGTTCAACTTCGCCGAGCTCGCTACCCGGAGCGCGAAGCGGATGCTTTCCTACGCCGAGTGGATCAAGGGCGCCTTCGGGAATCCGGAGGGCGAGGATGCGGCCGACAACTACGGATGGACGAAGACGACCAATACCGCGCGCACGCGCACGGGGGTGAGGGTCAACGCTTCGACCGGCGCCTACGACGCGGCCTCCGGTATCAAACCCTACGCCATCTCTGCCTACAACCTCGTGGACTGCGTGGGCAACGTCTACGACTGGCTCGACGAGATGTCGATCCGGCAGGACTCCACCTCGTGGGGCTGGCAGGATGTACTCGGCGCAGGCATGGGCGACCTCTACGGCCCGAACAACATCGGTCTATCGGCGCTCATTGCCGGCGGCGGCTGGAACGAGGGCGTGCACTGTGGTCCGCGGTGCGTCAATTTGAGCTACTATCCGTGGAACGTGTACACGTTCGTCGGGTGCCGCCTGGCCTGTGACGCGGCGTAGCCGCGCCTGTTCTCTGTGATCTGAATATCTGTCTTTCCGGAGGTGGGGTGTGTCGGTGGTTCAGGAAGGGGATAGCAACGCCGCGAAGGCGCCGATGAGTAACAAAGCCGTCTATGGGGTGGAAACCCTCAAGCTATTCCAAAAAGTCGAGGATTTCGTGGATTGGCTGTTTCCTATCCTGGACCGGTTCCCCAAATCGGAAAGGCTGGCGCTCGTGTCGCAGATGAAGAACTTATCGTATGAGATGCTGAAGACGATCATCAAGACCAACAAATCGTCCGCGAAGCGGGCTGGCTGGTATGAGGTCGACGTGCAGCTCGAGATGATGAGGTTTTTCCTGCGGCACGCGCGAACTAGAAAATATCTCGCGCCACGGAGCTATGAGACAGCTGCGAAGAGCGTGGCCGAGATCGGCCGCATGATAGGCGGCCTCATCAAGGGAGCCTGATGGAAGCCGGCGGCGGCTGGAACGAGGGCGTGCACTGTGGTCCGCGGTGCGTCAATTTGAACAACTATCCGTGGAACGTGAACACGAACATCGGGTGCCGCCTGGCCTGTGAGGATTCGGGTATAAGTCGCGGAGGATCACGGTCCGCTCGCGCAGTGACGGCCCAAACGCGACGCCGTAGGCGGCGCGGGAGGGCGCCCGGCATGGCCGGGAGAGAAGGGGGCGATAAGCCCTGTCGATTCGTCAGATCAGGCCCCTAGTCGAGGAACCGATCGTCTTCGCGAGATGCGATAGGCTCCGAAGCGGAACTACGTTGGCGGAGCCCCCGCGGGGGCCTCCGCTTTTTTGTAAAAACAATTTGTAAATCTCGCGAAAGGATTCGCATCATGTCAGGCAATCTATATCCGCTCGTCTATGATTATGAGAATTTGTACCAGTCCTATCTTCAGGCGCGACAACAAAAGCGGTATCGTGGTCAAGTTCTCAGCTTTGGGTACAACCTGGAGGAGAACCTGATTGTGCTCCAGAACGAACTAATCTGGAAAACATACCAGGTCGGTCCCTATAGGCAATTTAAGGTGTGGGAGCCCAAGGAGCGGTTGATTTCAGCGCTTCCGTTCCGTGACAGAATCGTCCAGCACGCGGTCTCGCGGATCGTCGAGCCTATCTTTGAACGCCTGATGATTCCGGACTCCTACGCCTGCCGAAAGGGCAAGGGCTCTCTGGCGGCCGCGAATCGCCTTTCGTACTTCATCGGGAAGCCGGGAACTGACCGCTATCTCAAGTGCGACGTAACGAAGTTCTTCCAGTCGATCAACATCCCAATTCTGAAAACGATTATTCGTAGGTATCTCGACGACGAGGACGTTCTGGAAATCATCGACAAGATACTCGACAGCGCTCAAGGCTCGGGTGTTCCGATAGGGAACCTCATGTCGCAGCTTTTCGCGAACGTCTACCTCCACGAACTGGATTTTTATCTCAAGGTTCGGCTTGGCGTGAAATACTACCTCCGCTACATGGACGACTTCATCATCCTCGACTCGTCGACGCCGCGGCTGCGCGCGCTCCAGGAGGAAATCGAGCACTTTCTCGGTGAGGAGCTCGCGCTCAAGCTGAACGGGAAGACGCAGATCGGAGCCACGAGAGATGGAATTGAGTTCGTAGGCTATCGCATCTTCCCGAAAAACCGGCTCATCAAGAAGTCGAGCCTTGTCCGGATGAGGAAGAAGTGCCGGGCATGGAAGAAAGGGAAGATGAAGGACGAAAAGTTCCTGAAGTCGATAGGTTCATGGGTTGGCCATGCGAAAGGAACGGCCTCGCACGGCTTCGTGGAAAAGATGCTCTGGGAGAGCCTGAAAGCGTCCTCCGAGCGATTCAGACGTTGACGCGCGTTCTTCCTTGTGCCTATAGTGGATTCATACTTTGGTGCCGAAAGACTCGGGCCGCATACCCTTCGGGGCGTGCGGCCCTTTTCTTTTTGCGATTCACAAGGGGAGGTTCGGAGCATGGAAGCGCTCTGGAATCTACTGGCGAAGAAGAGCATTTGGGAGGTCGCCGGGTTTGCGGTCGTGTTCGTGTCCGCCACCTGGGCCTTCGTTCTGGCTATTGTGTACCTGATCAAGAAAGCGCGATTCAAGAGGGTTTCAACTGAGGGGGTCGAGTTCCTCGGGAAGGACGGTACCGAGAAAACGACCCCCCACGCCGCATGTGTCCACGGAAGAGACATTGTGATGGTATTGAAAAAACAAGCCGAGATGATCAACGCCGTCCACGACCTTCACGACGGCGTAATGCCCGAACAGATGAAGTATGCAGAGAGTCGCGGCGCCGACCTCCGTGGGATGGTCCAGAAGGCCTTCCTACACCTCCTCGACGAGGAGATAGCAGCGGGGCGCCTTGAGGATCGGAACATCGTCGACCACGAGGACTACCGTTCGTACAAACTCTGCGTGAAGGCGATCTACGACGACCTCCGCGACTTCATTCGCGTCGCGTACCGTGAGAACCACTATGCGATGAAGGACGAGCAGGAATTCCGGGCCTACGTCGACAACAAGGTCGACGAGATCATGCAGCGTGCCACGGACGCCCTCAACGACATGTACCGCGGCCGCCTCATCGACAGGAGCCGGGTCTACAAGGAGAACCAGCGCATCACGCCGGAGATCCGAGAGGTCCTCTCCGACCTGTTCTGGAATGCGCGGGCGGTCTCGCTCAAGACCGAGGCGGAGTGCAAGGCATTGGAGAACGAGTTCGAGGAGTACCTGTCCGCCACGATCGGCTAGGACTTCCCGAGGGAGGCTATATGGTCAGAATCAACATATCCGAGGGGAAGGACTATCACACTCAGCGGAACAACGCTATCGACCCCATGGGAACCTGCGCGACGACCTCGATGGTCATGGCGCTCCTCTACTCCGGCGTTGAGCTCCCGGACTGCGGAGACAGGCAGCAGGAGGACGTTCTCACCGAGTTTATCAGGACCGATCCGCGCGTCAAGGAAGCCTATCAGCGCGACTACCCGACCGAGTTCAAGAACGGGGTCCCTCCGAACGAGCTCGCGCCGATGCGGGCCCTGGGGACGAACCTCTGGATCGGTCGCGAGGTTAACCGGTTCTCGTGGGTCTCCCTGCTTCAGGACGTGATCCTCTCGATCATCTCCAAGAAGGCGTGCGTTATGTCCGGCGTCTGGCCCTACAAGAACGCCCAGGGGGAGGAGAAGGGAATCTCCCACGTCGTCTGCGTCTGCGGCTTCGAGTCGGCACAGGAGGACATCCTCCAGGCGAAGACCGCCCGCGACATCAACCTCGACCTCATGGTCTCCATGATCGTAGACGACCCCTTCGGCGACTATAGGACCGGCTACCGCGATCAGCGCGGCAACGACGTGATCGTTCCGTTCAGGGACTTCATCCGGATCACCAAGGAGCAGGGCTCCGTGAGCCGGAAGTGGGTCCACTTCATTCTCTAGGAATCTACGGCGGGGAGAACCCCGCCTCGCCCCGCGGGGCAATGGAGGTCATCATGTTCTCGAAGCTCTTCGTTCTTCTCGCACTCGTCGCGCTGGCCGCGACGGGCGCCCTCGAGTGGTTTAAGGCGTTGACCAAGAACGCCAAGTTGCCGGGCTGGCTCGTGCCGGTGCTCTCCGGCGTTTTCTGCCTCATCGTCGGCGTCGCCTCGGTCTTCGGCGGCTTCTTCGCCGACTACTTCGTGCCGGCCTCCGCGCTCCTGAAGCTCGCGGCCGGCGTCGTGATAGGCCTCGTCGCCTTGGCTGTCGTCGAGCTCGCCTATCAGCTCTTGGTACAGCTTGTCCTCGCTCTCGTGAAGTTCGTCATAGGGCTCCTGACCTCCAAGACCTCCGGCGGTGAGGTGACGGCGGAGGGTGTCGAGGGGGTGGCCGAGACCGTCGCGGGTGATGTTGTGAAGGAGCCCGCGCCTCAGGCCGCGGCCACGCCGGCCGGGAGCGCTGTTATATGA